TTGCTAACAAATGGTCTCTATTTTTTTGAGAAAATCCAAAAGTTCTTCGGCCAACCGCTTTAGTAGATTTACCTTTTTCCCACCCATCATAAACTATGGCACTACTTAACCAAATTTCTCTTTGCTGCGTTGACATTTTTACAATTTTTTCAACCCAAGAATCATGCTTTCCCCAATTTTCATTTATCAAATTTAAATCAGTATCGTTTTGCATTGTAGATGAAAATACAATCCTCATATGAGTTGTTATATCTTTTGCATCAACCAATTCAGGGGTTCTATTTTCATCACGCTTTATAACCCATTTGTGGTTTGGAGTACACCTAAATCTAAATCCTGTTGCTTTTTTTATTTCCATAAGTGGCGCATCTTCAAAATAATGTATATTTTTTATAGGCGACCATTCAAGATTATCCTTTTCTAAATTGTATGTAAGTATATCTTCCCCAACTTCTAACTCATCATATGATTTTAACCCATCTTTTGTAACCGCAAGCGAGTCAAGAGGAACACATGGGTAAACATCAAACTTTTTCTTTGCTTGAGATTTATAATAAGACCATTTTGCTGGGTCGGTTGGAACATTCTTTTCTACTATTAATTTCATTTCTTACCTCAAATTATGGAACATACTTTGGAATATTCATCTTAACAAATTGTTCAAAATCCTTTGGGTCCGGTCCATTTGCACGAATTTGAAACCCTGTAAGGTTTTTGTTTCCTAAAATTAAATAACCTTTTGATGTTTCCCAATTTTCAGGTTTATCATCATCCATATTATCAAATTGATTTGGTAGATAGGTAACTAACACATTAAATATAACATGATGACCACCAACAAGCGAACTCATTGTTGGTTTAACTGGGGTGTTCCCAACTCTGAATTTTCTAATCATTATCCCATATCCTTTGCCGGGATTTTCGTATCTTCTAAACCAATTATCGGTTTCTAAACGATATACTGCGGTGTTGCTTGTAACTTTTCTCATTAGGATTAACCTAACAGTTGTATCGTTGTAAGAATCTCCTGGCTTATTTCTTAAGTCTTTAACTGTAAAATCAGTTGAATAAACCCCTTCGTTAGTTAATTCGGATTTTACAGCTTTATTAATTAACTGCTTTAATTCGTTTAGTTTCATTGTTTGATTCCTCTTTGTGATTTATATAATATAAATATAGTGTTTGTTTATTTCCAATATCGGTGTACTAAGCACCAGTCTTAACAAAAACAGGCTTTTGACCTTTTGATTGTTCACCACCCTTTTTAGCATCTCCAGCTTTCTTTTGGGCTGCTCTTTTCCTTTTTACAAACGCTGCTCTTCCTTCAGGTCCTAACTTATTAGCCTTTTCTTTAGAAAGACACGCTGAATAAGATTCTCCCTCTTCAGCATCACCACACTTACCTAATTTTTCACCTGTAGTTGAATATCTATCCCAACCACCGCCTGTGGTTGAACCGGTCTTACCCTTACCAAACCACCCTCTTAAATCTTCGTTGATAATCTCTCTTACTACACTTCGGATTAATTCTCTAAGCTGTTGTTGTTTGTTCTTCAAGTTCTTGCTCCAATTTTTGGATATAATCTTTACGCAACTTTTCAAAATCAGAATCTACTTTTGATAAAAGTTCATCCATATTAAACCCATTCCATTCTTCAACCGAACCATTCTCGTTGATGAACTTCATTTTTAACGCAACTTTAAGGGCTTCTTTTTCAAATTCGGCCTGCTTTAACCATGCTTTCGCATTCTCAAGCATTTTCTTTTTTTCATATCTATCATACTCCCCACTCATTCGTAATTTTGATTCCATACTTAATACACAATCAAAACACATCCCGTGAAAAGCACGCATTTTTTCATCCAACCTTTTTGGGTTTTTACAGTCGCAAGTTTCCTTCATACAATTAGGGAACTTTTTCAAGTCCTGCCTAAGTTGGTGAAGCTTACCGAGTTTTACTTTATACCCAGCCTTTTGCTCCCACATATCCCCATTTTCATCCTGCCATTGTTCACCAATTTCTCTACGAACATAAGTAGGATTTTCTTCAAAACCAATGGTTCTTCGTGTTTGGGTTTTGTGTGTACCCGCCAACATTTCAGTAACCGCTTTTGTGTTTTTTAATTTACTGCTTTTCATAACTTATTTTAATATAAATATTGAAACTAATTACTTAACCATTTTTTTGATTTCTTCTAAATGTTGCTGATAATCCAATATTAATTTATTACTTTTTTTTCTGTTAGATTGCCATGATATCATTTGTAAGTTTAGTATGTTACCAATAATTTTAGGATTAATATTATTTATAAATCCTAAACTTATTGGATAAATATGATCTAATTGATAATTATTATTATCTCCAGAATTACCCCTCTTATCAAAATTATCTAACATACTAATATTTTGTTGATTAGTAATTCTCCAAACTTCTCTATAATAAAAATCACGTTTTCCAATTAATTCAACCCATTCATCCATTGAAATGTTGTAGTATTTTTTTACAAGCCCAGTTCTAATATTAATTCGATGTATTTCATTTAATTTTTTTCCTAAGAGCTTTCCATTAGATCCTTTGGGGTTATTTACCTTACCTTTAGAAGCTATAGAGATATGTTTTCTCCACTCATCAGTTCTTTTTGGTATCCCACGTGGTTGATATAATTGATTATCTCTAATATATTTTAATAAATATTTATTAGAATATCCACGATTTTTACAAAATTTTTTTATTCCAATAGTAATATCTTTGGTATTTTGTTCAATAAATAATTTGTATTCAGCATCCCAGTCATAATTTAATAATGGTCCATTTTTAGTTAATATGTTTCTATTTTTAATTTTTTCTATTGTTTCAGTTGAGGGATTTGTTGTTTTTTTGGGTATTTTTACACCAGCGGTTTTTAGTAAATTTCTTAAACGATTTATACCAATCTTAAAATATTTAGCGGTTTCTTTTAAATTCGAATTATTGGCTTTTTTATAAGATATTATTTCGTTTATTTGGTCGGTATCTATCATACTAATATTATTTATTTAATAATAAATATGATGTTTATAGTTTTTTCGTAATACTAACCTCTATAATTAATAGAACAAACCCAAAATTTGATTAAGTGGGGCGAAAGTTCCAGTTAACTTGAGCGTTTTTCCATTTGGACCGGGAGGATATACAAAAACAATACCTTCATTTGGAACAATCTTATCAACACCACCCAATGCAGCCATTCTTTCAAGTTCTAATTGTAATTTCTTTATCTTTTTTTCATCCCCACCTACTTTAACATCTTTAATAGTTTGGTCTAATCGTTGCTTCATATTACGAACTGCTTCATCAGGATTTGCAGTCAGTACTGAACTCATCAGCGATAACACTTCCGCACCCACACCTAAGAATATATCTTCAAATGGTCTGATATTATCCTTTGATATTTTTTGATGGTCGTTTTTATCTACACCCTGCGCCCAATTCAATACTTTTTCAGATTTGATGTTGTTTTTATTCAATGTAAAACTTTTATCAAAAAATGCCCATCTTTTTATCAACCCTTCTCGTGTTGATTTATCCAATTTTTCAGGAGTATTTTTATCTACATAATCACCCCACCAAGCCTGATGATACTCTGCCATTCCATCACTATCTTTTAAACCAAATTTAGATTGTAAATTTTTTAACATCCCCAAGTATTTTGGTTGTAACTTTTCTAAATTTACATTTTTTGGTAATTGTGTAATTGGTGGTCCTTGTATCTTATACTTTTCTTGTACATCCTGGTTGATTTGTTTAATCATTCCCGCCAATATCTTTGCATCGGATTGTTCTGCTCCAACAGCTACACCCGATTCATCGTATTCAGTTGTGTTATGAAACACCAAAAGCGCCTGTCCATAAGGTATCACATTTACGGAGGTTGGATAGATAACTTCCAAATTCATAAACTTTTTACCTTGCGCGAATATCTTATCCCTCTGTGCTTTTGATAATCCCTTTATTGCCACTTCTAAGTCCCTCATAGCAAAGTTGTAAGCATCGGTTAGTCCACCCCTACCCCCAAACTTTGAAGCAACATCAGCGATTGACATTGCTTTCTCACCCATGTTAGCGAGATGCCCTTTGTTCCTTGCTGCGATTAACCCTCTATCATCTCGCCAACTAATAGCAAGCGCTTGCCCATCGGTCTTTTCGCGTGTCAATTCTAAATCACCTTTTAAGGCTTTTGTTATTATGTTTTTTAAATCACCAAAAGTTAAATCCAATTCCATATCAAATGGGTGATTCATGTGTCCGTATGCCCCTCCGCATAAAAGTAATATACGATTATCCAATATATGTTCGCTGTGGGTTATATCTTTTATTAAAGTTCGTAATTTAATACTAGAACCCCCACCCTTACTCTCATTTAAACTGTGGTGTTTTATTTCTAAATTTTTATAATGTGAAATCACTTCTATGGGTATATTATTTTTAAAGCCTTCTAATATAGAATACTTATGATCTAAATGATATTCTCTACCACGCTTTTTGGCATTAGGTATTAAACTAAAATATTTAAGATATTCATTATTTGTTAATCTACGAACATTTTCAGCATATAATAAATATTTATTTCTATTTTCAATGGGAGTCCAATTTAAAATATTTGCTATTTTTTTTTGAGTTTCTTTATTACCAAATCCAAATTTTTTACCAGTATCACTTCTTAATTCTTTAAGTGTTGTATTATTTATGTATGATTTTTTAACACCCTCTGATATTTTTTTTCTAAATACCATGTTTTTATTTTTTTCGGAAACATCTAATCTAATTTTTCCCTTATTTTTACCCATCATCAGATTACTGTGATTTTTTTTGTATTCATCAGATTGCATTATTTTTTTATGTTTTTCTTTAACAATCTGAGAGTTCATTGGGTTTTTATTTCCAAAATTTTTAAAAGATTCTGATATCAATGGGTGATTTGGGTACTTTTCTATATATTCTTTCATAGATATGTTGTGTGAATATTTTAAATGTCTGTATTGTATTTGCTTAAACCAATCACCACACTCTGCGCATTGTACCATTCCACTTTTTTCGTAATCTTTATAATCACCTAATAAGAACTTAGAAAACTTTCTACCAATTTTTTCTAATAATCTGAATTGTCTTTCATTAATTCTTTGTATTTTGTTATTGGTAGACCACTCAACAATTTCGTATCCTAATTTTGCGTAAGTTTCCTGTAACTCTTCATCCTTTACCCCAGTAATATCCACTGTGTTATCAAGTGGAGCATCAGGCGGTGCTGCATCTAATGGTGTAGTTGCTGTATCAGCCGTTACAAAATCTTCGGTTTCAGGAATATCTAAAAGGTCATCCATTGTGAAAACTTTTCTAGTGCTACTATATTGATAGAAATCTCCCGTACCTTTTGCTGATTTTTTAACCATTACATCTGCTTTTGGAAAATCTACTTGTATGTATCCACCACTAACAAACCAATAATCTCTTTTTTGTGCCTGCGGCCCTAACCCCAAAACTCTTCTTTTATTAGGAACTACATACATTGCATCAGGTTCACCTGAGTCTGCTCCATATCCACCACTTAATGTTGATTCTGTCAGTACTTTTATATCAAATGTCTTAAAGAAAGATTCCATTATAGATTCTACTGCTATCAATTTTTTTGTTATCAGATTGTATATTTGTGGGTTGAATTTTGGATATGCTTTTTTAAATCCTGCTTTTCTTTTAGATTCATCTGCCGCCGATAACCACTTTCTTACATCCGTTCCACTTATCGCATTTGGTTGTGCGGGTGATGTGTAAACATATCCATTTTCTTCATACCCAATAGCAGGTTTGAATCCTGCTCCACTGTGAAACTTTTTGAAATATTTACCACCCAATCTTGCAGCATCCTTTTCTCCAACCACAGTTACAAATGCGGTTGTTTTAGGTGAGAATCCACCTAATACTTCGGTTGGATTGTATGGGTTTTTTACTTGAACTACTTTATTTGCTGGAATACCAAACATTGTAGTCATTATTTTTTTCTTCTCTAAAAAGTTAAAAGGGTCTTTCGGCCCGCCACTTTTGTTGGATGTTCCAATCCAAACATTATTTTCGCCAAACTTTTGAACTAAATGCGAATAAGTTGCGTAATGTCCTTTGTGAAAAGGTTGAAATCTTCCAGCATACACAACCACTATATCTTTTATTTCTTCGGTTAATACACCTTTAATCCATTCTTTTATTAAATTTCCCATATAGATAAATATAGAATTTATTTTTGTTTGTATAATTTTAGTTTAGACTACTTTTGTATGCGGTCTTAAATTCCAATATTCTTCTCCGCCATAATAAGTACATATTTCCTCACCCGCTTCTATATCTCTAATAGATATAAAATTAAATGCCTTCCACTCAGGATGGTCTACCCAATCTGCATTTGGTGTATTTGAATGATTATAAATACACCCCAATCCTAATGGGATAACAAACTCTAAGCCTGTGTTTTTGGGATACATAAATCTATAATCTTCTAATGTATTAGAATCAGAAGAAACATTTAGTGTTATTAAATGGCAAGTTTCTATTATTTCCCCTTTTAATATTTTTTCAGTAGCAAATACACCCAAACCTTTACCAATAGATTCATACACTCTAACTTTAGTAGGAGGTAAGAAATTAGCGGGTGGTAATTTTTTATTAATATCAGATGGTGTTGTTGAATTTACTTTTAACATTACATCTTCTTTTTTTAATAATTTACCATCAGAGGCTATTTTTTGAAATTCTCCCATACTTAATTTAATAACGGGTTTACCACTATCTTTAATTTGTTGGAGTAATTGGGGTGTAGGTTTGAGAAACATAATATTATGCAGGTAAGTAACAAGGAATTAAAACAACAGTTCCATCTAATTTTATTTCCATCCAATAATCGGGTTCTGCTAAAAAATAAGAATTTGTTGTAATACCATAACCACTTTTAGCCGAAGCCAAGTTTACGGGGGGAGCTTGAGCAGAAGTAGCATCAATTCGGATATAGCTTCCCCCACCAACATCTGTTGATAAATGTATAGTATCGGTTGGGGGAGTTTGTAATCCAACACGATCATTAGCATCATCTATATAGATTTGAAAATTTTCTCCTAATGTAGAAGTTCCACCTGCAATAAAACTAAATAAAGGGTTGCTACTAAATGTTCCATTATTATTGTTGTATAAATTAAGAGCGTGAGAAGCGGCGGCATTCCTTTTAGAAAGGTGCCAGTAATTATTTTGAGTACCACTACCACTAGTTCCTATATTAAAAGCTGCAAATTTATCACCCACAGTAACAATTGATAATTGAGCTTGAGCACTTGTACTACTACCACTATTAACAATCTGCAGCCCAGTAGCAGGTGTTAAACCATCTCCCGAGCCGGAGTTTTGGAATATAGTAAATGTTGAAATATTACCACCAAGAAAACCAGCAGATGATGTAGTATTTATTCCAACTCTACCATTACCATTTACAAACAATATATCGGAGTTTGTTGGTGAACCTACTCTTAATAATGAATCTGCCGAAGCACCGCTTATATGAAGAATTGCTGAGGGTAGATTAGTTCCTATACCAATATTACCACTACTACTAATAGTCATTCTTACTGAACCACTAGTTTCAAATTGTAAATTTTGGTTATCGTTTGTACCTAGGATGGCGGTTGTTCCAAATGAATTACCATTTTGTAAAAAAGCACCATTTAAGAAAGAAGCTGTTAAAGCTTGGGAAGCACTAACTGCCCAACTTGATGTTCCGAATAGTGAACCTGTGATACCACTAGAAGCAGATATGATAGAAGCGGTTATAGATGTTGCGGTTATACCACCTACTACTTGAAAAGTGTTTGTAGGAGTTCCAGTTCCTATACCTACATTACCACTAGCACTTATAAAGAAATATTCTGCTCCTGTTGAGCTTTGAACTCTCATTAAATTGCCATCTGTAAAACCACCGCTTATGTGAAATCTTGCGGATGGTGTGGTTGTTCCTAATCCTAAACTACCACTACCGGTTAATCTCATTTTTTCAACAATATTATTACTAGTACCTGTCCCTATAGGACCAAAGGTTTGAAAAGTTAAGGGATATCCTTGTCCACTAACTACTCCTAAATCTACTATTCTAGTATTTCCATTTCCAAAATCTAAAAATCCCGCCGATTGAATACTAATATTCCCAGCAACAGCTAAATCATATAAAGGGGTTGTAGTTTTTATCCCTACTCTACCACTACCTGTTACAAATAATATGTTAGCGTTTGTTGGTGAAGATACCCTAAATAAATTATCAGTATTAGCACCACTTATATGAACTTTAGCAGTAGGAGCAGTATTAAAAAATCCCCAACCAGTATTATCGTATCTTGCGGTTTCTACTGATGCAGAAAGAAATTGTAAGTTAGTAGCGGAACTTAGTTGGATAGTATTAGTTTGCGTAGTACTATTAAACATTGTACTACTAGCTCTAATTTGACCTACTACATCTAATGTTACACCAGGTGTTGTTGTTCCTACACCTACCCTACCACTACTACTTACATAAAGATGATTAGTATTAAATGCCGATGTACCATCATCTAATATTGTTAATCTTGCAGTTGCTGCGGAATTTTCAACTCTAAGTGCTGTCGTTGCAGAGGTTGCACCACTACCTCTTACTTGTAGTCTATTTGTTGATGTTGGGCCTGAAGTGCCAATACCAACCGAACCATTTGTTGTATAAATAGCATCACCATTTGTAACATATAATTCAGTAGATGTTACTCTACCAGCTACTTGTAGTAATGAGGTTGGAGTTGCTGTACCAATACCTACATTACCACTACCACTTACAAACATAATGGAAGCTACGGACGGCGATTGTATCCTAAATAATGAATCGTTATTTGCTCCGCTAATGTGGAGTTTTGCCTGTGGTGTTGCTATACCCATCCCTGTTCTGCTGCCGGAAACAATTATGGCTTCTTGGTTAAATGTTCCCATTTTAATGGTATTATCTGAAAAGACTTCCATAATCGGTATCCCCGAAATATCGTTTACGGAGAATAGTGAACCTACTAATGAATCGGTTATTGAGAACAATTGTCCTTGCGAACCCTGTACATCAAATATGTTAGAGCCTGAACCTTGTACTATGAGTCCTTTGCGGACTTTAAATTCGTTTGCCATGTTTTATTTCCTTTTTTCATTGTCCAAAAGGGATGTGTGATGTATATAAATATGTTGAAATAGTTTTTTGTTTATATCCCAAAACGTCCTCGTATTGCGTTGTAGTTTTGTTCTATTTCACTCGCTGAAAGTGCTCTGTTATATGATAAAAAGAAAGCCATCCTACCACCCGGAGTAAATATTCCCCTTTCTGTCATAATTCTATCAAAAGTTAAACTACCAGAAATAGTTGCGTTCACATTAGTTTTAACATTGTTTAAATATAATTCTAATGTACCACCATTACCAACCAATGTTAGTAAAAAAAACTGATTATTAAGGGGGAGCGCTGGCGTAAAACCTGTTTGGAATGCGAAGGTTGTTCCATCATTGTTTGTTGAAAGTATTCTATTATTCCATTCAAAAAAGAAAAAACCATTAGCAGATGTATTATCCTTACCTAAAAATCTCATATAAGGTACTGATGATGCTGTTGCATTTGAAGATACAACCGAATGTATTGTCCAATTTGTATTAGCAGATATTGTTATAGAATTAGATAATCGCACAAAATCATCACTTCCATCAAACACTATACTACCTCTATTATCACTACTAAAGCTTGGATTGTTTACCAATTCACCATGATTACTGTTCCCACTTAAGTCTCCCCATCCTCCCCCTGCCGCAACAGTAGTACCTCGTGTTCCACTTACAAATGGAGTTGGATATGATTTAAGTTCATATTGTACGCCGGTAATATACATAGATCTTAATACCCCACTCCCAGAGTAAGTAGTGTGCATACGATATCCCATTGAACCAACCCATCCACCATTTCTACCCTCAAAATTAGCACCTATTCTATACCAACCAGGCCAATTAGGGACTGATTCTAAAACTGAATTTCTATTTGAAATCCCCGCACCGTATGTAATAGCACCAGTAACTAAGTTAAAATATATCATATTACTGGAATCCGCCAATAAACCAATTGTGAATTCTGTTATATTTGAAGTTAATGGATAAATAAACGCAGATAGTGAATGTGCGCCTGATTCATTACTACCACCATATCTACTTAAACCCTGATATCCCGATGATGTTGATTCGGTCATTAGTGTTGCGCCAGGACCGATAGGGGTTGGCAGCTCTGAAAAGTATGTTTTGGTGACTGTTGTTCCGGGCCATTCTCCATTCGGCGAATAAGTGGTGCCTGTAAAATCTCTGAAGTTGTTACTTAAATTGGTTGTAGGCTCTCCCCTAAACGAATTTATGTTTGCTACATCCAATAATATTATTGACCCTGTTTTTACACTATTAGGTCCACCAAAAGTTGCCATACTTTATAATCCAAATCGGGTTTTAGTTGCGTTGTAGTTTTGAAGAATTTGATCAGAACTTAACGATGTGTTATATAATTTAAATATTGCAATTTCAAATGGAGTTGGTTTTGATGGGGTTACATCAAATCCAGTAACTCCAGTAGTTGAACTTCCTGTATTGTATAAATTTAAGTTAGAAAAGTTTTTATCCGGCCCTTTTTTTACTCCGTTTATGTAAAATGAACCTGTACTGTTGTTTATTGAAAATGCTATATGATTCCATGCCCCTACAGTAAATACTTGATCGTAATTAGAACCCCCAAAGTTATTATTACCACCTGAAAAACCACCTGCTGTATTTCCAAAACAAGTATATGTAAATGAACTACGATTTGCTCTATTATCATAACCAATCCAAATGCCATTATTAGGTAATGATGAATCTGGAACTCCTTTACGAAGAATTTGCATAAGACTACCTGAGTTAGTGGTATAATCTAATCCATTAAATTTAATCCAAACTTCTGCGGCCATACTACTACCACTAATATCAATAGTGGGTGATGAAGAATATGTTAATGTTGGGTTTCCCGATGGAGACCCTAAAAATGAAATAGTACCTAAATTATTAGGTGTCCAAGTAGGTCTATTTGTTGAAAAAGTTCCAGTGTTACCATTTCCTGATAAATCCGGAGCAGTTCTTGTTGTTACAGGTACATCGTTTGGGGATGTGGCAGTTGAGCCTGCTTCAAATTGTGGTTTCCATAAAAATATTACATCTCCATTTGATTTATTCCCTCCAAACCCATTTTCTATATCTATAAAATTCTGAAAAGTGTGAACCGATGAAGTCAATGTTACAGTTGTTGCTACTCTAAACCACCCATTTCCAATTGTTTGGGTTGTTCTTGTTGTAGTCCCACCTGAGCCACTTTGGATAAAGTTAGATTGGATAGCATATGAAGGTTCAACTCCAACAGTTTGTGTCCCATTATAGATTCCTAAATCTAAAGCACCAGCAGTACAATTAACACTTTTACTTACATAACACGAAAATGTATATGGACCTCCTTCCACAGATGCGGTAAATGTCCCCGCAGTTAATCTAACTAAACTTGAAGAATCGGTTATAGTCATAGCAAATGCAGTATTAGTTCCGTCAGGTGCTATACCAGCACTTGCTGTAATTTGGCACCGTGTTTTAGACCAATATGCGTTTGTTAAATCAGTTGTATAGTTAAATAGATTTCGGGAGGTTTGATTGGTTGTATTAGCAGCATCTATATACAATACTAACCCATTTCTACTTATATTTGGTCCTGTAAACATAATTTATAATCCAAACCTTCCTCTTATTGCATTATAATTTTGTTGTATTTCGGTTAGAGTTAATGCGCGATTATACCATTGAAATGATGAAAGATTTCCAGTTCCTGCGCCCGAATTAGCTGATAATGTTGGTGTATTATTTCCTGTTCTATTCCAAGAAGAAAAACTTGTAGCAGTTAATGATGATAATAGTTCAGCATTCCTATAAACACGATATGCACCGCTTGTATCAAATGTAAAAACAATATCATACCACACATTTGGTGTATATGTGGGTTGTGCTAATAGTGAATCTACCGTTGTATCGGTTTTGGTGTAAAAAATCAACCAACCATATGTGTTTGTAGCCCAAAACGAATTTCTATATAAATAAACTAAATTATTAGATGAACCCCCATCATTAAAAATGATGGTCGAGTTAGTAGTATCTAAAGGTGGAAATTTCATAATAATACGATAAGTCCCTTGTTGCGGTGAACCTGAATTAAATCTATTCACAGAATATGTTGCACTTCCACTATCAAACCAACCATTAGAGTTAAATATTATATTTGATAAAGTTGAATTGAACCCACTCCCACTTAAATCCCGCCAAGTAGTACTACCACTTACATATGATGTAGGGTTAGCAGCATCTAGTGCTAAAACTAACCCGTCAGTAACTACATTTGGTCCTCTATAAAATCCCATAATCTTATAACATTCTTGCCAATGCTTTCATTGACCAGTTATCGTTAGATGATGAGGCAAATAAACCAATATTTGCACCGCTCATACTAACTAATAAATTTACACCTGTTGTATTCCCAATATCGTTGGTTGATGTATCAGCGTATTCTACCGATGTTCCTTGCCATACTGAAAATACTGTTCCTGCTCTTGCGTTTGAACCACTTGTTAGAACATAATCAAAAAATGCTGCTCTATATGAACCTGTAGATATACTCATTACAGTTCGGAATGAACCACTATCTATGTCTGTGTTTTGTCCATAAGTGTATAGTGAGCCTGTTGATATTTGGAAATTACCTTCAACATGTAAAGAAGCGGATGGAGTAGTTGTGCCTATACCTACATTGCCACTACTGCTAATAGTCATTCTCACAGATCCACTTGTTTCAAATTGTAGATTTTGTGTATCGTTAGTACCTAAAACTGCAGTTGTTCCAAATGAGTTACCATTTTGTAAAAAAGCACCACTTAGGAATGAAGCTGTTAATGCATTTACTGCCCAACTTGATGTTCCGAATAATGAACCAGTGATACCACTAGAAGCAGATATTATAGAAGCGGTTATTGATGTTGCGGTTATACCCCCTACTACTTGAAGAGTGTTTGTGGGTGTTAATGTTCCTATACCTACATTACTACCTGTTACAATTAATGTATTTGTACCAACTGATAATAAAGTTGCTGCCGGATACGAACCTGTTGTTATTACTAATCCCGATGTTGTTGAATTTGCGCCCGGAGTTACTCTTAACCCATTTTCAGCAGTTACTACTTGGGATAAAGTAGTATTATTACTATTGAGCATTCTAATGTGTGTGCCTGAACTACTATTTCGTAAATCAAAATTATTACCGTTAGCAACCATTTGTCCTGTAAAACCAGAACCCAATTGAACATGTACTGAACCAGTTACAGTTACAGTACCATTAACATCCAATTCACTATTAGGTGTAGTTTTATTAATACCAACTCGTATATCATCTGTTACTACCAATGAAGCTGAGGTGTTGCTGTTTTCTACTCTAAGTGCTGTTGTTGCGGAGGTTGCTCCGCTACCTTTTACATGAAGTCTTGCAGATGGGTTATTTTCACCAACACCCGTAGTTCCCCCATTAAGCACCGTAAATGATGTGTTGGCTGATGGTGTTTGGATAATAAGCGCGCCAACAGTATCAGCACCAGAACCTCTAATTGTAGTTTGACCTGCGCTTAAAGCGGATATTGAACCAACCCCAACAGTTGCAGTAGAACTTGTTATGGATGTTGATATATTTGCTCTACCAGTTACAGTTAAAACACTTCCATCAAATGTTAAGTTTGATTCCCCATTTATTGTTCCACCGCCCGTTGCGGTCAATACTCTATTATCAGTATTGTTTGTTATAGATGGTGTTATGTTTGAAGCAGTTAAAGCGTTTGTTGCCCAACTTGATGTTATACTATAAGTTCCTACAGGTAAGAATGAGGCTGTCTGAGCATTTACTGCCCAACTTGATGTTCCGAATAATGAACCAGTATAAGATGAAGCAGATACATTGCCTTGGATTTGAAGAGTATTAGTAGGATTTGAAACCCCTATGCCTAACCTACCTTCATTAGTATATGTCATCCCCAAACCTGATGGGGTTTTGAAGAATATACTTCCACTTTCATAACCTCCTACAACATCTGGCTCACTGATGCTTCTTATTTGTATTTGAGTATTACGTGCAAATAATGAGGATGTACCTGCTAAGACATCATTGGGCAATGCCGGGGGGTTAGCAGGGAGGAGGATGTGGTTACCATTCAATATTTGAGTATCTCCGCCAAATATATATCCGTTGACAGGAAGTTTAATATTCCCATTACTTAATATTAAATCATTACCATCAAATGTTAAATTTGAATTCCCATTTATAGTTCCATCCCCGGTTGCGGTTAATACGTAAGTTGAAGTGTTGTTTGTTATAGCCGGAAATATATTTGAGGATGTTCTAGCATTTATCGCCCAGCTTGATGTTCCCAAAAGGGAACCTGTTATTGAACCATTTACCCTTAATGAGCCTGTAAAGATATGAGTATCATCTAAACTATTACCAAATTGTGTTGAACCACTTTGATATATTATACTTGCAGATACAAATTCAGTATGAAACTCTTCTGCGGTTATTCTACCTGTAACTAATAGATTTCCATCTACATGCAACCTTTCGGTTGGAGATGATGTACCTATACCTACATTACCCGATGAGGAAATGAATATCCTTGTTGTATTATTGGTTTCTAATTGTAAATTATTCACATCCGTAGTACCAATAGTCATTGTACTACCTAATGTGTTACCATCGTTTAGGATTACTGCACTTGAACTATAAAATAATCTATTAGATGAATTTGTCCATAGGAATGTAGAACCGGGATTGGTGGTTTGTTCTGATAATGAAAAGTTAATTCCTCTATGGTCTAACCTCACCGAAGCTTTAAGAACCTCCCCAAAAAGCACCATTTCGCCACCAGTGGGTAAGTTTTCCCACCTATAAAAATTACTTGTAAAAGAACCTGTTGTTATTGTTCCCCCTATCGGGTCTAGATTCGTTTTGGTATCTACACCAACGGCATTAAAGTCAATAGATGAACCAGTAACACCTCCGAAAAATCTGGTTTTTCCATAAACATTAAACCCATCAAAGGATGATATATATTGTGTTTCTGATGTGTTTATTTCCACACCAACAGTACTTGCACCAGACCCACCATAAACTCTAAATAGGTTTTTACGCAAGTTTGTGGTTGCGCCTGAACCACCCCCTACTACAAATAAATTGTTGAAATCACCAAGTCCCAAATTATAGTGACCAACAACAGTTTGCCCAGATGCAGATGCAATCGTTCCAATACCCATTGCAACTGTAGCAGTTCCTTTTGCCCACGAGCCCGACCCTGCTGCAAACGAAGCCATACCATCTGCATCGGTTTCTATACCCATACTGAATGCTGCCTGTCCACTTGCGGTTGTATTGATACCTGCGGCGTGTGAAGCAAGTCCTGAAGCAAGTGTGCGAATACCTTCTGCTATGGAAGCCGTTCCTAATGTTCTACTACCCGAACCAAAGACGGATGAGTTTGGAGCACCAACAGCGGTTATTGAAGGATTTACACCTGATAGGATTGATACTGCTTCCAATGTTGTTGATACACTCGCATAAGGTGAGGCGAGAGATGGCATCTTAATAGCAAAATTAGTAAAGGGTTCTGCGCTACTACTTGCTATTTCACAATACCAATCTTCATCCGTATTTAAAGTAAATGAACCAGTGGACATTCCACTCGCGGTAATACTTAATATAACATCGTTTGTGTTTACTACCCAATTGGATAGTGTGTACATACCAATGTTTAGGTTTCCATTTTGTTGTAGAAAAACTAAACTATCTACAGATGATGTCCCTGCATTTACATTTTTTATAGTACATCCGCCAGGAACAACAAGCTTTAAAGAAACTGCTCCAAGTTGAACGGATGAAGTATTACTTAATATGGAAAAAGCATAATTATCAACCGTTGTATTTAGTGAGCCGGATGTTGTTAATGTTAATGCCATATTTTAGTTTTCTTTCTTTTTGTATAGGGGCTTTTATATTAGTGAATTACCAGGTCGGCTTCCGTTTACATCCCCAACAGATAGCATCTTTATGTCGCGTGTATATGTGGGTGTTCCAGTAGTTATACTAACTGGAGGGGTTTCTGAAACCCAGTCACCTATTGAGAAGTTAGAGATAAGATTTGAAAAGCGACGGCTTGCCAACAGCGCATCACCGGAATTCACAGCACCGTTACCAGTCGTATCAGCTGCTTTAAGTCGTACTCCTGTTAGTGGCGCTATTCCTGCAAAATGTTGATTAATCCTTAAAGCATCCGTTGCATTTACTCCGGCCCAATATCTAGTACTAATGGCGGTGACATAATAATTCCCATCAGTTGTAGTAAAACTCATTGTATATACACCAGATGTGTTAGTAGTTACAGGCGGTATATTGGTAAATGATAAGTTACTATCAAGCAATCGAACCTCCACATCACTCAATGGTGTTAGTGCTGTATTATCATACCTAACAACGCCGCTGATTTGAAATTCGCCTGACTGACCACCAGTTACCTTTATATTACCCGTTATAGTATTAACTCCACCATTACACCCCCCTATCATTGTAATTGTATAAGGATATACACCAGTTACATTTGGTGTTCCGCTGATTGTGAATGTATCGGGTGAACCAGCAGACCATACACCAGTAATTCCCGGAGGTAAATTAGTTACAACAGCGCTTGTTGCCCCCGTAGTAGTATAAGTTATGGGTGTGATAGTTGTTCCCACAGGTACACTTTGATTATCAGTTCCTGCTGCCGATGATAATGTTATAGTATTATGTGGTAATACATATACGATTACAGATTCCGAATTACAACACACACCATCACACATTGTAACAGTAAAAGTTGTATTTGCTGTTATTATTGGTTCATATACGGAGGTTGTTGCGTTTAATATCGGCGCGCCACTAGCAGACCATTGATATGTAAGTGTACCAATCGGTGCATTCGGATTATTATTATACGCTTGTAAAGTGGCAGTACTTCCCGAACATAAAAAATTACTAGGACTTATACTAACATATGGTATTGGTGGATTACAAGTTGTAGCAGTTCCTTGCAAGCTAGATGAAAAGTAATAAATTTGACCTGTATCTTCATCGTATGTTAAAACATGATTTTTATAACTTTGAGTTAAAAATCTAAATTTTACATCAGCGTATTGCCCAGCTGAAGCAGTTACAACAAATTTGGCACGATTTATTGTTATAGTATCTGTGCTTGAATCACCCAGCGTAGTATTACCGGTTACAGTTAAATTCCCCGTAGCAGTTAAATTCCCCGCAGCAATATCACCACTTATTGCTAAAGTAGTATTATTCCAAGTAAGTTCAGTACTACCTGTTATATTATTTGTACCGGTCCAAAAAGTAATTTGTTGATTTACACCAGTACCTCGAATATTACTTAACGAAGAGGTTGAAAAATAAGTGAATCTGCCCGATGCGGTATCATAACCTATAATATCAGGTTGAGATACATTTGGTAATGAACTTGCTGTTATGTTTGTTACATGGACAGCACTACCAGATTGTAATATTTTTTTCCACGATGGCATATATACTCACTCTTTTTTTAATCATACAATATGGTTGGATACACATACTAAGTGAGTAGTATATGGGCCCACTTCCTTGTTCAGGCCAATATTGTACTTTTTGGTTTATACTCTAATATAGTATAAATATAGAAAAAAAAATTAATAATGTTTATTTCCCTTTGTGGGGTTTTCCACTTAATGCCAAAAACTGCGACTGGAGTTTGACAATTGTATTATATACCAATTCAACATCCCCTACCTTAAAATTCAAATCTTTTATTGCAGTCAATAACCATGTAATTTCTTCCAAAGTTAATTGAGTATCTACCCCACTTACTATTGGTTCATCATTATTAACAACATCGGTTTGTTGTGGTTTTGTTCTTAATTTATCTAATATTGACATTTTTCATAACTCCCAAATTATTTTTAACTATATATCCAAATTTCACCAGTAGTTTGAATGTACATATTACCAAACCCACCCGCCGAACCACCATAAGATGGTGGATTTGCATCCAACGGAGCTGCTGCTGATTGGGATACTGACACCATAAAATCGGTTGGGGTTACATTTGTTGAACCTGTTGGTACATTTGTTGCAATACCCCATCTATTTGATACATTAGCCCCACTACCGCTATTGAATACGAAAGCAGAACCACTACCACCAGCACCTTCAACTATTATACCACCTTCGGATGCAGGTATTTGAGAACCCGAACTTCTACCTAAAACAATAAACTTATCTTCCACCGATAAAGTTGATGTGTTGATTATAGTAGTATCTCCATTTACTGTCAGGTCACCACCAACTACAACATTTCCCGTTGTAGTTATACTAGCAGCATTTACAGCTCCTGCTGTCGTCGCAGTGAAGCCTGTAGATACCGCAAATGTCGTACCATTAAAAGTTAAATCATTTTCACCAGTTATAGAATCTGCATCAGTAAATGTTGCGATTCTGTTATCAGCGCCATTTGTAGCATCTACTAAACTGGTGCCGAATACACGATTATCAATAGCTCTAGTAAATACTTGTCCATCCGAACCTGTAACTAAAACTGCGAGTTCTGATGAACCTGCTGTTAAATTTGGTATATTTACTCTACCCGTGTTTATTGATGCGGTACGGGGAGCGCTTCCTAGTGTAGTATTAAGATTTACTGTTAAATTCCCGCGACCCACCATGGCGGCACCAACACTCAGGTCACCACAATCAATATCACCACTTAAAGTGAGCAAGGCCCGGCCTGATACGTTTGGATTGAATTGAAAAGTCGCATTACCAGCTACGGTGTTTGTACCAGTCCAATAAGTAACATGGTTAGCCGTACCAGTTCCTTGGACATTACCTATAGATGATGTTGATTGATATGTAAATTCACCTGATGCAGAGTTATACAATAAAAAATTTGCATTTGAGGCAGATGGTATGTTTGAAGCTGTTATGGTTGTTGCCCACAAAGAACCACTTACTTGAAGGGTGTTTGTTGGAGTTGATGTTCCAATACCTACATTACCACTACCTGTTACAAATAAAATATTTGCTTGTGTGGGGGAGCCTACTCTTAATAGTGAATCTGCTGATGCTCCACTTATATGAAGTTCTGCTGATGGTAAGTTAGTTCCTATACCTACAGTACCATCATCCCTCACCACCAAAGTTGCAGCCGCAGATGAGTTTTCTACTCTAAGTGCGGTTGTTGTGGATGTTGTTCCACTACCTCTTAATCTTAAACGGGTGGTATTGTCGAGATCAGTTGCCCCCATTCCAATACCAACACTTCCAGATTTAATTTGTAGCATTCTACCAGTATTCTTAGAACCTATAATAAAATCAATAGAAGCGGAATTAAATCCAATTAAACCAGGTTCCTGGGTGGTATTTGCGATAATGGCAATTCTACTAGGCCGGGTAGCTACACCGGAAACGACTCCAAGTGCAGGCTGACCTAATATTAAAGTCTGACGAATATTATCATTATTATAATTATCTCCGGTATATACAAATTGACCTGTTACAACATCATTGTTATCATTAGAACCTGACCATATATTATAACCACTTAGAGCAAGTGATTCAGAGATATTTGTATTTATAACACCAAAAGCCTGTGTACCATCGTTAGTAGCATAGTTAAATTTAGTGTATCCCGAAGGAGCTATTATGGCTTTTTGAGTACCGTTAGTTTCAAAAATTAAAGATTGACTATCATTAGTACCTAAAACAGCAGCTGCACCAAATGAGTTGCCGTTTTGTACAAACGCATTAGTACCTATTGGGTTTATAAATGAAGCTGTTAAAGCGTATGATGCTGTTGCTACGACTATTGATGATGTATTAAAATATGATAATATGCCTGTGGTTGGGCTGTAACCAACAATTTGTCCTGTGGTTGTATTTGTTAAATTACTAGCGGTGATTCCTTGCAGATGTGCTTGTGACCCTGATACTATTACTTTTTTCCATGATGGCATAAACGGACTCCTTTGATATTTTAATTTTAATTACCTTATATAAATAGTGTTATTTTTTTTTTTGTTAAATTCCCAAATAAAAATTTCCATCAGAACTATAGTACATTGCCCCAGTTACAGGTGTTGGTGGGGTATCAAATTTACCCAATACCATAACACCTTCTGAGTTGATTTGTGCTGCAATGAAACTTCCTGATTTAATAATAAAGAAATCGGGTGCTTCGGATGATATTTTTGTTTGGATTTGATTTGATTGATTATATATTACTACACTTGATGTGTTTATTCTTACATTTCCTAATTGGATGTATTCATCTCCCCCAAAAACCTCAGCAACAACACCACTACTATCATTTACAAAACTTAAACTTCTACTTACATAAACATCCTGCCAAGCAGCGGTGGAACTACCAATAGAATGTATAGATGTTTTTCCCGATACAACATGCGGAATTAAAGAACCTGAAAAGTTTACTGAACCTGAAAAAGAACTTCTACCAATTATTAAAAGATTTCCTAAAAGGTTTACCGAACCAGTTGTGGTTGTATTGGTGGTAACCGCTGCTTCAATTGATTCACCTAAACTACTTGATTTTTTTAAGAATATTTTACCATCCGTAGTATTTACAGCTAACTCACCCAACTCTAATTGTGCGGTTGTAGGAACTTTTCCGGCTACATTACTTCTTCTAATTAAAATTGACATTAGTAAAATCCCCCATCAACATTTAATGCAAAGGATGCGGTTAAGACATTTATTGCCCAACTTGAAGTTCCGAATAGTGAACCTGTTATTGAACCATTTACATTTAAACTTCCTGTAAAGATATGAGTATCATCTAAACTATTGCCAAATTGGGTTGAGCCTGATTCATATATAATACTTGCAGATACAAATTCAGTATGAAACTCCTGCGCAGTTACTCTACCACCTACTACTAAATTGTTTGTAATTAAAGCATTTGATGTAGTTACAGCCGTAAATGTTGGTGTTGATGAAAATCCAAATGTAATTGTATCCGTTCCTGCACTTGGTGTTATTGTTAGGTTTTGGTTTGATGTAGAAATAAACAAACTTGCGGAAGGACTATCAGATAATATAAATGTAGTACTCGTGCCATTAAAAATAGACATTGTTGCGAAAGTGTTTCCACCACCACCACCTAATACCATGTCGGTTGTTGCGATTTGCTTCCAAACCGAATTTGGTGAGCTACCTATTGTAGTGCTTAAATCACCACTACCAGTATCTGTCAATACATACAAAGATTTATTTTGTTTTATAAAGGTTATTAAACCTTCGTATGACCTAATAATAGATAATGTATCACGGCTAGATGTAGTTTCGTGTTGAAACCTACTATCTATAGGTTCGTTATTTACTATTAAGTATCCGCCGGGAATATTTGATGGCATATTATTATATATCCTTTTTAGGTGGTTGGATTATTGCTAGAATTATCATTTGTGGTTGTAAAAAACATTTCAGTACGATTAGTTCCGCTAACATCAAGCACACCTCTACTTAAATATATTTTATACCCACCAGATGTTATAAAATTATCATTAGTAGTTGTTCCGGGTGTCTGGGAAAATGTATCCACCGATACACCCGATACATTTATTACACCTGATAGTTTAAATCTATTATCACAAACCAATACAGCGTGTCCAAAACCACCCCCAAATATATATTTAGTATTATTTAAAGTTGTTGTTTGGAAGTCGATAGAACGCGTTAATGGTAATGACCATAATCCTAAATTTGTAATAATGTTTGGATACACCGATAGTAGGCTTCCGACCGCAAGTGTAGATGATGTTTGTATTATCCCATATCTTATACTTTTTATTTTTTGAAATGTCCAAATATCAGATTGTGGTCTACTAAATATTTGAGGAATATTTGATGTACCAGGACTTCTATAGTGAGCATTCGCTTGAAGAGTAACATTAGATGAGCCTGTCATAGAACCTGTCCATATTAGGGTTTGTGGGGTTTCATAAATATTATCTTTGTACACTATGGATATAGGAGGATTTCCCCCGTTGATTGATGCCGTTAAACTATTTGGTATATATTCCCACCCATTACTATTAGAACTAGTAACATAAGTAAAGGTTACAGAACCGGTGGCGTGTTGTTCTATTGCAACTGTTTTATCAGAACCATAGGTTTGTCTATAATTATTTTGTATTGTGGTAATAGGTATTGCTCCGGGTCCGGTTTGGCCTGTATATAATACTGGTCCATTTGGTTCTAGTTTATTTATAGTAAAATTTTTAATTACATTTTTGTCCTGAACATTATCTGCTGTTAAAAAAATCGGGTCTTTACTTGCCGTAACTTGTAATCTATAAGATTGTGAGCCTGATGTTGTTAGGGGGGTTGTTGAAATACTTCTTATGGTTTGAGCTGAACTTGATACAAGCCCTACACTACCCGTAAATAATGAAGCAGTTACTATATACAGATATGAACCTAAAATGTCATCAGGAAAACTACCTGTTACTGTATAAGTTTGTGTTTCATTATTAAATCTATTACCATTCCAAGATGGGTTTAGTATTATGTTTGGATCTTTCATATTTTCTTCAAATCCAAATATTAAGGTTAATCTACCAGTATTATCATTAAAGTTTACACTAACATCAGGATCATTATCTACAATTCTTATTGAATTAATTGTTGGGTTTGAACCTGATACATATGTTATAGAATTACCAGCACCTGGATCGTAACCAACAAAATTTAATTGTTTATTTAAAATAAGTTCGGAGGTATCATTTAATACATTTACAAATTCAACTTTTATGTCCGTTACATCATTTTCTTTAAGTGCAGGAAAAGGAAATGTGAATTTTGATGATGTTAAATTACTAACAGTATTGTAGTATATATCCGTTATTGAAGAAGATATAGGTTCATTTAAAATCTTTGTACCAATTAATCGGTATTGAGTATTTGATACATTTGTAGATAATGATTTTGCGTAAACATTTATTTTATCAATGTTACCAATTATTGGATTTATATTATCTATTGTAATATGTGCAAAAGATATTGGTATTGTGGATGCAGCATTTCCAGTATCAATGTATTCAACATTAAAGCTACCTGTTGAAAATCCCGTAAATGTTTTTAATATGGATTGAAATTTTGTTGTTACCGATGCGGTTAGTGGGTTAGCCACCCGTACTTTTCTACTAGTAACCAATGATTGTAAAGAGGCAGTATATCTCACTGGTGTTAAAAGCCCTGCAGCGGATTCTGCTAATGTAATTGGTGGGATTAATGTTACATTTTGTAAATTAAATTTTATTATACCACTATTTAACCATTCCGGCTCTATAAATGATGAGGGAGTCTCTAAAAATACATTTTCACCACCAAAATCCGATGAATAGACTATCGTTTCATTTATTGATTGAGTTGTTCTAGTTGCAGAGGTGTTTGTAAAAAAAGAAAGCGACTCTGATACTGATAGTGTTGGTTGTGCGTTTTGTAAAAATACGATTGGGGATTCTGACCTGGCATCTCTACTTATAGTAATTTTTCTTCTCCACCTAACATTAATGATATTTTTAAATTCATTAGGTATTTCTTCACCATTTTCAGTTCTATCCGCAATACCACATATTATTATTTCACCAACACCATTTGGGGTATTGTATGAATCATCTCTTTCACCATAAACCCACACCGAAATATAGCGTGATAAATCACCCGGCTCATAATCAGGTATTTCATAATAAACCGATTGACCGTTTACATCTAAAATTTCAATAAATAGTTCAGAACCGGGTTGTAGTGTTACTCTGCTTGGTTTTACCCTAACACCATTTTTTCCCCTACCAAAAAATTTTGGAAATTCAGCTATACCAAAATACCCTTCGGAAGTTAGTGAGGTATCTTCAATATAAACTGGTATTGAATCTAAATTTTCTTTAAATTTTCTTTTAAGTTGTAACGACATTCATTTCCCCTATATCTATAAGTATTTTATTGAAGAAAAAGAATTTATTTTATTTATGTCAATTATTTGGTCTACCATATCCCTCGTTTTATCTATGTGGGATATCGTAATAATAAAATCAAATTGAGTTTTTAAATAATCAAATAGCAAATACAAAGAATTAAAATTATCAGTATCCAATGAACCAAACCCCTCATCAATAGCGATAAAGTTTGGACGGGGTAGGTTGGATATACTAATTAATGCGGTTCTGATTGCGATTGAACTCACAAACTTTTCCATACCACTTGTCAACTCTAATGGCCAATACTTATCATCCCCATAACAAATATATGAGTTGATGTTTTTACCATCGGTATCTAATATGATTTGGAAATCCACTATAGGTTGAAGAATATTGTTAATTTCAATCTCCAACTTTGGTAATATTTCTGCTATCAATCCATATGGAATACCATCCCGCTTAACTGCTGATAAGTAGTGTTCGTATCCATTATACTTTAATTCCATTTGATTTAATTTTTTTACAGATTCATTTACAGACTCAATTGTATTTTTTTGAACACGTAACTCACCCAACAAATCTATTAAATCGGTTGTAACCCTATTTAATTCGGATTGAATTTCCAATCTTTTTTGTTTTAGTGAATTAATTTCTTCATTAAGTTTGGCGTTGAATTCAACCGATTTTTCTTGCTTTTTGGCTTTTTCAATGTTCGCAGATATTTTTTCGTATTGAGATTCGTATTGGTTATAATCGGATTTAGAATCATTTAATTCAGATAGAAGATTGTAGTATTTGCGGTTTACCTCTTGCTCTTTTTCTTTGACCTGATTTACTTTTTCTAACTCCATTTTTACATCACACCCCTTTTGTGTTTGAACTTTTTCTGATAGTTCGGTTTCTAATACAGATATCTTTTTAGTTAGTGTTACTATTTTAGTTTCCAATTCCAAACTTTGTTTTGCAAATGGAGTGTTTTTATTTTTAACACAATGTTCACAATTATCATCGTATGTAAAAGAACCAATACCATCCAAATGCTTTTTGGTGTGTGATAATTCAATCTGATACTTTGATATGGTTTGTTTTATTAATGCTATATCCCGCTCTAAAACACGCCATTCATTATCTTTTGCTTTTAATTCATCTAAATCATACTCTTTATAGAACTCACCAATTCTTTCAAGCTTTTCCTCTAATGGTTTTACTTGGGATTGTAATTCCCTTATATTGGATGATATTGTTCCTATAGAATTCCTACAATCTTTTAATTCGGCATTTAATAACTCTAAGTCCAGACTACCATCCACCACAATTAACTTTGCAGACTTATCCTCAATTTGGTCGTGTATATTGTTAAGATTAGTTTCAAAATTTATTTTTTTGTTTTCCAAATCAGAAATAGAACCTGTTATAGATTGAGATGCTAATTCGGCCTTAGCCAACTTTGTTGGAAAATCTTGCCCCTTATAATCTTTCAGTAAGGTTGATAACTCTTTTATTTCTTCACTTGCTACTGAATACAATTGCTCAAACACATCCATATCCAAAAATTGAGCAAGTAACTCTTTTCGTTCTTTTTGTGATTTATCAATAAAACCACTATTGTTGAATTGAGTTGAGAGAGCAGTCAATATGAAATCATCATATGTTCCTACATACTGCCTAATAACTGAATTTGTATCTCTTCTTTCATCACCATTCAAACTTTCAATATCACCCATATCATTGAATGTGTAAAATTGAGTATCAACTTTTACAGTTCCCTTTTTAGTGGATTTATTTGCGGTTCTCTCAATTACATAATCCCTACCATTTAGTTCAAAGATAAACTTACAATAAAAATTGTTTTTAGAATAATTCATCACATCAACTGCTTTTGATGTTCGGGAGCACTTATCAAAAATACAAAAGGATAAAGCATCCCACAAAGAAGATTTACCACTTGCGTTGGGAGCAAATACACCATACGCCCCTTTCATATTTTGAAAGTTTATATAGTTATCTTCCCCATAAGAAAACATATTTGAGAATTGAAATTCTTTTGGAATCCAAACCGAACTCCGAATTGCATGAGGATTTACAATCTTTGAGTTTATATCAGCGTTTATACCTTTGACAACTTCTAAAGATTCTGAGTCAATACCAAACTTTTGGGTCAAATAATCTTCCAATAGTTTATTTTGAAATCCAACATCCCTTACATTGTGTAGAGTTATATGTTCTCGTTTTCCAACTTCATTTGTAGATAAAACTTTCTGAATACTTAACTCTTCTATTTCATATTTCTTTTTTAAAGAAGATACAATTTTATTCAATTGTGATGTGGTTGTATCTTTAACCCTTAATCTTAATCTTGGCTTTGGGCAAATGTAATTATTTGATACGATTTTACCATCTTCAATATCAATAGTCCCATACCCATACGCATTCTCAATATGAACAAATGTGGAGGACTTTGTTGGTACATCCCATACCAGTATCCCATGCTCAGGGTAAATTGATTCTGAGTGGTTCTGTGTAATCAGGGAGCCTGGGTACTTTATAGTATCCACACCCGATACTGAATTATTGGGGACATGGATATCCCCCAAAAGGACAATATCATATCCTTTAAAAGAATCCACCGTAACTTTTTTGTTATCAATCTTAAACCCATGTTCAGTTTGTATTCCATCAACAGGTCCGTGATAAAGAGCGATTTTAAAATCCCCATCAACCTCCGAACTATTTGTAAATCCATCCGATGAATCAAATACTGATTTGTGTGCGAATACGATACCACCAAACTCAAAGGTTGTAGTGTTTTTGTAGTAATATAAGTTTGGGTGATTTAAAGCATCAACAATTGGTGATAACGCATCTAACCGAGAAGGGTTATTTAGATTTGCATCGTGGTTGCCAGGAATTAAAATGGTAGGCATGATATCCGATAGATTTCTCAAAAAGTTTTGAGTCATATGTACTACCTCCGGCGTCATATCGGTTTTAGCGTGAACTATATCCCCAGCTAATACAATAGCAGAGTCTTCAGTTACAACTGATTTTAAGTAATCATATAAACGATTAAAAACTAAAGAATACTCTTTATGTCTTTTTAAGTTTCGTATATGAACATCAGCAATATGATAAATCTTATTTAACTTTTTCATTTTCTCCTAAACATTTTATACTCCACTAAACTTAACAAGTTCAATTCGGGTGTATTGTATATTTTTGTGTTTATTTTATCGTAACCCAATTCAGATGCATCCTCCGAACCCAACTGAACTAAGTGAACTTTAATCCCCCAACCCATTAGTTTTTCGCATAGTTGGATAGAGTTATTAATAGCATCGGAATCTAAACAAACATATATACGGGACACTTTTTTATCTAAAATTTTCTTTTCTAATTTAGGTGGAATGGTTTTACCAAAAATAGGAATTGCGTTTCTACGAATTGCGATTGCATCAAAAACACCCTCACAAATAACAATTGGTTCATTCCAATTCACATACAAATCAAACCCAATAATATCTTTGGATACTTTTGGATTTTTATGCTTTTGTGGTGTATCATAAAAAGCTCTACTAACAAAGTAATTTAACATACCATCTGAATCGTATGAGGGAATAATAATTTTATTACTATATTCCCCCTCAACACAATATCCAATCCCATACTTAACAATATCACCAGGTCGGATTCCCCTACCTAAAATGTAATTTAAAGCGTGCGAATAAATAACGGACTTGGATGATTCCCAAAGAGGAGTAAACTCTTTTGGTAGTTGAACAAATGTTTGTTGTTGTGTTAGTTGTTCAGTTGGTTGTGTGTATTTTCTAATATTTCTGAAAATAGAATTGTATTCATCCCATATTTGCGAAGATACATTTAGTTTTTTAAAGAGAGAACGAATCGTTTTTCCCTTTTCATCCGATATCCAACAATGCCAAGGGTTATCACCAACAGCTGTTGTTTTTATGTTTATTTCAAGCTTTGGTTTGTAATGTTCAGCAAATGGTGAATAAAAAGCATAGTTATCCCCAGTGGTTTTTTTACTTTTACCCAAAACCCGTTCTAATAACTCAATCAATCTTTCTTCTACCATTTCTTAAATCGTAAGTATAAATATACTTTGGTAAGTTAGTAATTATTTTTACATTCTCATCGCCCGCTTTGTATCTCCTGTTTATTTCAACCCCATAAGGTCTATCCAACATAGAGAGAGTTCTAATGTGAAATGATTTACCATCTACCTCCAATGATTTTGATGGGGATGTTTCACCTAAATAATTAAAATTAGAAGCACGATAGATAACCCCCTTATGCCCCTGATTTTGGTCCGCGTAACTTATTATATATTCCCAATCGGTATTTTTTTGTAACCACTTGATTGTTTTAGATATAAAATAGGATTCAGCGTTTTTTGGTGTATCATCTACCAAACACAACCTCCGTAACTCCAAAACCTTATCGGGACGGGATGGGTGATATGTCTGCCCAGCAGATGGGCCTGCGGGGCGTGTGTAAATACAAACCCCAATTATTTGGGGCATACCAAAATTTCCTTCCCTAAGTAGAATAAATGCGTGTTTTGTTTGTATATTTACATAATCAGAGTAGTGCCACTTTTTCAAAAAGGCACGAATGTTCTCATTAAATGTAGTATGTTCTACTGTGTATGTTTTTACTAAACCCATTCTACACAATATACAACAGAAAAGTTAATTATCCAAACAAAAATGTTTTGGGTTCTTCATTTATCCATTCTATTGGAACTTGCTTCGTAGCCCACTTAAAACCATTTTTATCTGCCCACATACCATATGTAGTTTTTGACCTTTTATTTAATTTTGCGTTTGGGTTCTGAAATACAATTCGTATATCCAAATCAGGCTTTTGGGCTTTTATTAGTAGATGTTTTTTTCTATCCTCTAAAGTAAACCTACCTTTTGTTTCTATAAAAATACCATTCGGTAATCTGAAATCAGGTTTGTATGTATGATTTGTTGCGGGTTTAGTATATTGTATTTGGTGTTTTTCGTATTCACCATCAATACCTATTTGTTTTAATTCTTCCGAAACTTTATCCTCTAAACCCGAGCGATGCCCTTTGGTTCTTTGGATGTGACCCCAATTTTTTGGCATAATTAATCTATATCAAATTTTACATTTATAAATAAATCCGTAATTGTACTTTTCTTTAACGGAACTCCCAACTTTGCAACAGCCATCATTTCATCATCATCATTATATAACCCAATGGTTGTTATATAAGGTGAAAATGTAGAAGAGGTTGTAAATCCGGCCCTTGTTCCATATGAGCCGCTGATAATTGATGTTGGGTGGGTAGATACATTAAATTCATCTTTTCCAATATGACAAAGTAAGCTAATTTCATCAATTGCTTTTGTTGCTTTATAGTTTACAGTAAACCCTTTACCAGAACTATAATCCCAATTACCATCACCTAAAAAGGTATGTTGATTATTAGAACCAGTATTTGTCATAACAATCAAACCCTGTCTATAAAAAACATAACCATATGTTGCAGATGATGAAACTATAGTTCCCCATTCATCTTCTACTTTTACATCCGTATAATATCTATAATTTGTAGTTGAGCCTGAATAGTTTGTTATGTTTACGGATGATGGTTTTATTTCAAACCCGTATCTATAAACGGGAATGGATAAAACTGATGCGGTGTCGTATAATTTTATCCTACTATCATCTGCAAAGTATACTTGATTAAGGCTCTTCCACAAACTTTTTTGATAAACACCACTTAACCCATTGTATGTAGAACTTTGTGTTAAATCGGTGGATGTAAATTCAAACGCACCACTAACGGCAGGTTTTATCGCTCTTAATGCGGATATCCCAAATGATGTATAATGGTTTGAATCCGTTACCTCATAACTTTTATGGGTAATAAACTTACGTTCTTGTGAAAATAATTGGTCTATTTTTTTAAAGCCAATACTAATAGTTTCGGAATCACCACCCCTTAATACAATTTTTTTTTCTGCCATTAATCATTACGATTTAAAAATCTAATTTTACTTTTAAAAGAATCTCATTAGCGAATGATTTCAAAATGGGTTGCGATAGTTTTGCAACTGCTAATAATTCATTTGAGTCATTATATAATCCAATTGTAGTAATATATGATTTTGGGTCATTAACAAATGTTGGTTGAGATAATGTGTAACCACCATTTGCCGAAGATGTTACATAAGATGGATTGTTACTAAAGTTAAACTTACTGTTTCTAACTCTTAAAAAGTAATAAGTAGATTTAACTTCTTCTTCATTTCTGGCTTTAAATGCGTTATTGGTTGAATCAACTGCTGCTGACCTACTAATAGCAGAAAATAACTTAAATGAGTTGTTTCCATTTGAATTTGATGATGTTGTGGTAGTCATTGATGCGGATGCATCTAATGCGGTGCCTGATAATACAATTACACCCCGTTGTGGGTAAACACGTCCATAAGTTAAAGTAGTAGCGGCAACACGAACACCAGCTGATAATGAACCTGAAACAACATTATAGTATTCTTGTTCAGCCGAATTTAATTGTGTTGTATCACCAGAATCATCTATTAATTTTATTTGTCTACCAGAACCACTCAATGTCAATTCCCAATTTCCTCTATCTAATTTATCCTTTAATCTACTTCTTTTGAAATTGATAACATAAATTGAGTTTTCATCACCCACACCTGTGAAATTGAATTTTGTAGTTGATGATGGTAAAAGCGTTTGTTGATATTGTGCATAAATTGCACGAGATGGCGAATCAGCAAATCCAATACCCGCAGCAGTAGAACCAATAGAACCACTACCTAAAGCATGTCCATAGGCTACTGAAAACTGAACTTCTCTTGTTGAATCACTACCAACTTTATCGTAAACATCATAATAATATTGACCCGATGAAGCGCTTTGTGCGGATGATGTAAAGAATGTAGCCAATGATGCGGCATTGCCACTAAATAACCCACGTGTTATTCTTTGTGAATTATCTTCATAGATATCATCGTTTGTTATCCCCTCAAATGTGTAAAGCGAACCTACGCTGGCCGCTCCACTTCCCAATTGTATTGTTCTGGTTGCCATCTATTTTATTCCTATTTTTTTATGTATTAAATACCTCTTACTGTTGTAGCTTGTGTTGTTGTGGCGGTTACATTAGGTGTAACTGTTACATTGATATCTACTCTACCACCAGTTGTATTACCAACCACAATTATTTTTGTAGATTGAGTTGTTTCGGGAACTAACTTATTAACAGCTACGAATTCAAAAGTGTTAGCGCTAACTAAATTGATTGTTCCCAATGTATCATCCAAAAGAGTTACAGTATATGGTTGTACATCACCACTAATTGTAAATGTGACAGAACCACCACCAGCAGATAATACGCTTTGTTGCGGAACACTAATACTTGCAGGAGTAACAGAGAAAATTGGAACTGATGTTGAATTTTTAGGTAAGGTTAATAATTTATACCTTAAAGCAAAATTTTCATCGGTAATAGCCTCTAAAACAGGCATATTTTCAATTATTTCACCATAATAATCTGAACCTAATGAGTGTGCTGTGTTCCAAAGTGTGTAATCCACCTCATCATCACCCAAAGCAAATTTGGTAATTTGAAAGTTACCACGGCCTGATGCTAAATACTCTCTACCTTTTTTGGTTAAAATAGCATCAACTGTAACAGATGTATTATCTAAATATCCCATATAATTTCCTAATTTTGTTTCTTATAAATATAGATTTTTAAAATTAAATTTTAAACCCGCAATCGTCCCGATGAAGCTGCCCCACTTCCAATCAAAGGAGATGTTGTTGGTGTTGATACTATTGTATCTTGAACGGATACATTTTGAGGTGCAACTCTTAGTACAAATGGGTCAGCTGTAAATGTTTCAACACTTGGTAAACCATCAATTGATGTAACACCACTATTACAACCATTAAATCTCAAATTTGCTAAACTTAATGGTAACTCATCAGTTTGTGTAGCTACAGGTACTAATGATGATGAATAGAATTTACCCAATGAAGCAGATAGGGATGATGAATAAAAGTAATTAACTACGTTGGCGTGTGGTGAGAGTCTTTGACCCATAATAGAACTCGTTGGATTGTATTGCCATTGCGGGTTACTAACATTTGTGTATAACCCCGTACTTCCACTTAAAATTGGGTAGGTATATTTGTAAATTGAACTCTCGTGATAATCTTTTACATCCACTGTAGCTGAATAATCATTTTTTGTGGCCATTACACTTTCAGGTAACATAGATATCGTACTTAAATAGTCCACTCTACTATAACCCCATTTATCACCCCGTTTGTATTTGTTTCGTTCTAAAATGTGTGGTTCTAACAATACGCCACCAACATACTCACTTCTCGCAGGTATTAATTGTTTTACTTGTTGGAATATACTATGGTCATATAATGATAACATATCCAATAAAAGTCCAATCGCAGTTCCACGCTTTTGAGCAGAGCCGGAAGGAGCTGTTAAATTAACATACTTTTGAAAATATATACTTGCCCTATATCTTAATTTAGAATAATCTTCATTGAATCTATCATCCGGGTCGCCAATTAAATCATCAACTTCAAAGTATCCTTCTGAGTTGTATATATCATTATTTACAACATCCGTTGGTGAGAAATACAATCCAACTAAATTTGAATCGGTTTGGGTATAATCATATTGAGATACTTCAGCGGTTTTTTCAACATCCAATGAACCACTTAAAACTGAAGATTCTATTCTTACTTTATTGTTATTTAGGTTTAACGCACCCACCGATGGAACTCTTATAAATTGAGTATCCACTTCACCAACCAAATCGGCCGATGTGTGGTTTGGTAATGATGCGGTTAATGGTGCTCCACCCAATGTGGTTTTGAAAAATTGGTTTGGGTGAGATGATGAAATAGCTGTTGATATGGTATTAAACCCACTATCAGGAAATATTCTATAAACCAAATCGGTATATGATGATATACTATTTAAATCAGTTGTGTTATCATCCGAAAAATATGCTTCAGTATTCAATGCATGCTCTTTGAATATTTCTTCAGAAAGGGATGATGAATAATATCTAATCTCTTGAATTGATGCAGTTGATGAATAGTTACCAACACCATCACCAACAATGAATTGAGTTGAACTACCAAGTATACTATTTGGTGCGGAACTTTGAGCGGATAATGAAGCTAAGATATTTCCAAAATCATCTTTGAATGCTGCTCTAATTGTGGTTGAACTACCAGATATAATACCAAACGCACCATCTCTTGCTACTAAGTAGCTCATATAAGATGAACTCATAACTGTTGTAGAACCCGTCTTTGCCAATATCCTAGCTTGTCCACCTGAATAATTCCATTCAAAGTTTAAATCAGTTCCACCCCCCGTTAATCTACCAATAGTAAAATCACCCAATGGCATTTTACCAATTACCTCAATGGTGTTTGGCCTACTACCATTAATAGTTCCAAAAGGGTTTCTTATTGGTTTAGAGTCCGTTGTTTCTACTTTATAGATAAATCTTTCATCTTCGTATTTGTTTGGTGAATCAACGATTGTAGGCCCGCCATACTCTCTTATTTTTAAAAATGTTTCAGGTATACCATAACAAGCCAAAAGGGCTTTGATTGAACGAGGCGTACCTTTTGATTTATAGATATATGGTAAGTTGTTCAATACCCTACGCCAAACTTCGGCTCGTATTTTTTCTTTTGATTTAGTTTCTAATCCACCCGTTGTTACTGACCTGTTTCCCAATGAATCAGTTCCTAAAACATACTCCCAAAGGTTTGATTCACCCCAACCATTGGATAAATTCCACCCCATTGATTTTGCTACATCGTACAACAAATCATCCGACATACCATCTTCAGGATGCTCTTCTCTTTTATTTACATCTGTCAACCCTTTTGTATAAGTCCACAAAATATCAAAATGATGTCCTATCATATTAATGAATAATATGTAATCTTCATTAAGCGGGTCTTCTCTTAAAGCAAATGGGATTAGGTTAATTAAAGCCGATTGGTTTTGTGCATCATAAAGTGATGCCGAACTATAAACACCTTCATACCAACTTTCGGCTTGAGAGCTTGTTGTTGGATAAAATACTGTTGGATATGATGATATTTTTGGATATGGTACAATTGGATTATCGGTTGTTGAGTAATGTGTATATAAAGAACCTGATACTTTGTTATACATCCATTGTTCAAATCCATCAAACCCACCAATTAAGGTATCTCTTCGTGTGATTGATTGTGATATGTTTGTAAGAGCGTGTGAACCTGAAACCTGTTGTAGGGTTGCTATTCTACTATTATACCCCTCAATTGTTTGTAATTTACTAAAGAAATTATCAACTCTTTCAGTTGCGGATGAATAGTGGATAAAGTTACTAAAATCAGAATAATCAATGTTTAATTTTATATTTCCAAACGAACCGCTAAAATATTTATCTATAATTTGCTGAGAGGTAGATAGGTTTGCATCTAACAAATCGTTCCATGCTTTAAAATCAGTACCATCTGATTTACCATACTTATCCAACTCAATATTAAAATTCGGCTCTAAAAGTTGTTTTGATGTAATCTCATCTAACTGATTATACGCTACTATTTTTTCTATATACGATTTTTGCAATCTACCATCAATTGATAAACTTTGCCCAACAGTCACACCACCATCTAAAGGTGATACTAATTTTATGTATAAATCAGTAACATTTACCAATGAACCATTAAGTTGATTTTGTAATCTAACATTTGTAAAGTTTACATCACTTATGGTTGTGGCCGATGTAGTGTCAGTTTGCGCTGGTATATATACACCCGTTCTAGTGTTGGGTGGTTGTGCACCACCATTCCATAAATAAAATGGTGCTCCTAAAAGATATGATGAAAATGTTGATGTATAACCAATTGTAAAATCAGTTTCGGTATATTTTTCTTCAACCCATTGCGGTTGGTTATTTTCATTCAGTTCTAATTTAAAGAAAGCCAGTCTTCCTGTAGTAGTGGTTTGGTTACTTGTAAAAAATTCTCTGAATAAAACACCTCTATTTGATTCTGGAAAGTTTGTAGGTTTCCATATCGTAGATTGATTATTATAATTACCTGTTGGTAATGAAATTGGTGTAATTCCCTCACCAACAAAATTTATATAAGATATATCGGAAATAGTATCATTTCCAAAATTTAATAAAAACTCAGGCTTATTATCTACAAATAAAGAACTGGTGTTAAAATTAAACTCTTGAATACTTTTAATTAATTGTAAATTAAAATTATTTGGATTCTTAATTCGTACTTCAGTTCTATCCGAAGATATTTCCGATATTGTTAAATCGTACCTCGTAGGTGATTCAAGTTCAGTAGAGCCTGCAAAATTATATATAGGATTATATACCATCGTATATATCCCACTATCATAACCAAGTTCTCTTAAATCACTTTCAGGAGAAAATCCAAATTTTGTTTTTTGATTTTGAATGAAAATTCTTTTATACGATGATTTTACTAAATTATTTTCAGAATCGTATATGTGTAATTCTAATAACGCAGGTATAGATTTTATGGATACATCAGAATTTGATAGAGAGCCTGATTGAAATGTATATCTATCTAATTCGGTAAATGTTTCCCCATACACAGGCTCTGTGCTTAATACATCGGTTATATTTGTAAATCTATCTAATGACATACTATTTTATATAAATTCTATGTTTCCCGAACCAATAGACCCCTGAGTTGTAGTGGGATTATTTTGTGATGTATTATTATTTGTAAAGGTGGTTGTATTAAACCCATATCCAATTATTGCAGGTGCTTCAATTTCTAATTCGGTTATTTCGGTACTCTGATTTAAATAAAAAGATTGCGATGTAAATAATTTTACATTTTTTTCCAACGCAATTACACCATAAGTATCAGTTGAATTAACAATCTCATACGATAGTATTCTTCCCTGTCTATTTCTTTTTATTTCTCTTTCCATTATCTAATCACCTTAAAGTAATATTCATTGTCGTAATATTTTTCAAGCCCATCAGAATCAACTCTGAATACAAATCTATAATACCTTTCAGGTTGTAGTGTATTAAACCACATATCAAAATAGTTTCCATTTGAATCACATTCTATCTTTGTATAAGTAGTGTTAAATGGTATAATTTCTAAATTAGTTTCAACATCTCTAACCGACCAATATGATGATGTAGGTAAGTATTTTATGGTTGATAACGCCCCACTATTACTAAATGTTCTTTGTGGATATCGTTCCCTACCATACACTCTAACTCTATCTTTTGAATTTTGTTTGTATTCCGATTTAAGATTTTTGGTGTATATTGTAATATTTTCGGCCGTTAGAGCTGATAACGAACCCGTCTGAAATTGAGAATCATCCCATCTAACTTCAAAATTTGGTACATAGATTGTATGAGTTTCTGTTGAAAAATATTTTGAAACTCCGAATTTAACCGAAGATGTTTCATCGGTATTAGACCTTTTAATGATAAATCCGTTATTTGTTCTATTACCACTAAAGATATCATTTACATACTGAGTTACTTCAATGTTTATATCAGAAACATTTCTACTGAAAGATTGCGAGTAGGATACACCACTAACAGATGATGTAAACCAAGTTCCACCACCCCGATTAACTGCCCAATATGAGCCTGAGTTTATAGGTGATGCTACACTCCAACTTACATTTGTACTTCTATAAACCCAATTTGAATCATTTTCATTATGAGGTGTATCGGGCAAAGAACCCAATCCTTCATCCCAACTTTGCGATATTGGGTAAACATAAAGGTTGTATTCGGATGGAATTTCTCTTTCATCCGATGAAATAAGATTTAAATAGTATTTTACACTTCCTGATATTACCCCACTTGCAATCGATTGAGATATAGCAGATAAATCAAACTGAATTAATATTCTACTATTACCAATCAATGTGGTATCATCGGTATCAAAAAACTTACCTACCTCCAATACTTCATCTTTTCCAACATTTTGAAATTTTCTTGTTGAATCTTCATATATGGTAGTATCTTTTTGAGGATATATTCTATAAATCATTTATTTCTCCTAAAATAACGGAACAACCCTGCCTCTAATATCTAAATCAGGAAACTTAACCTCAAAAATAGATGGGTCTTTTGCTGGGTATATGATACCATTTCGTGTTGCTTTTTTTATATCATAAACATTTGATGAGTATATACCATTATACTTATTAACTATTTGTAATCCACCCTTACCATTTAAATCAGGTCTAACAACAGTCTGAACACCATCTATTCTATCTAATAAAACATATATATCCGATAATAGTATTGGTCTATTTATTTGGCTGTTTTGTTTACTAAAATATGCTTTTAATTCATTTATACATTTTAATAAAACTTCGTTTGAATTATAGTTTGGTAATACAACTATTTCAAAATCAATACCAATGTTTATAATATAAGCATCTTTGATGTTCACCGCATCGGTCAACATTCTATAATATGAAATGTAATTTTTAAGATTTTGTTTGGTTGCTGGATTTAATTGTGATATATTTCCGTTTCCATCATACCCAAGAACATATAAATTTATTGCGAGTGGATTTGAAACTTGGAGAGTTCCAACCGATGCACTATTAAAAGATTTTACTTGATAATCAGGCGCCACATATGCTTTTGCTACTGCACCAAATTGTGGTGGCATTGCGTACGCCCTTACAACATAATCTTCAGCAGTAACAGTTCGGTTTTGTGCTGCAAAAAATGCCATAGCACTATTTCTGATATCATCAACCTCTTCGTTTGATTTACCACCCGATGCAGCCTCTTCATTCGTAACTGCAACAGAATTTCTGACTGTATTTAATTGTTGGGTATTAGATGGGGTTGTTTGATTTTCAAATTCTATATTTGTAATTTGAGTTAAGTCTTTAGATATTACATTGTCAATCACACCCTGCCCAACTCTATAGGTTACAGTTAAGGTTGTATTTGCAGGCGCCACTCCATATGTTTTTGTATATAAGAAATTTGAAGGGTCTATTGTTTGTGATAAATCACCTGTTGCTTTGTATAAATTAGAACCAACATTGTCTGGATTTGGTAGTATCTCTTCATCAGCATTTGATGATACACCTGCTCCAAATTGAATTGTTATAGAACCATCTTCATCAGTTCGTGTAATATATCTTTTAGGAACTTTTTTTAATCTTAAAAGGTATGGTGTTTCCGAACCATATTGATTTAAGTTAAGTGTATAATCAGATGTATTTTGGATTTGTTCAAAAACAGTGTCTTGTGCTAAATAATCTACCTTTGTCCAAACATCCCCATCGGAATCAACTATTTTTACAACATCAATAATACCAACATCTTCAATCTTAATTTTATTATATGGCGTTGGTGAACCAAATATAAATTCAGATGTTTTATCTTCACCACTAACCACAGGAACGCTCTTTTTGAAAAGATAGTAAACAGGTTCATCGGTATTTTCGTTTATTTGATATACTGATATTTCGGTTGGGTCAAAAGATGATGAATATGCAAAATCAACTTTCCTCGTTGTAGAAAATACTACATTTGGGTTTTGTGTTGATGATACCTGCATACCCTCTTTAATTTTTAGAGTGTAATCCAAATCGGGTCTAACATTATTGCCAGAACCAATAGCAGGAACTAATTGATATACTATTAAATTAGTTGTAGCGGGTGAGTATAATTTTGGTTTATATCCAAGCGATTGTGCTAACTGAAATAAGTTTGAATTTTCTTTTACTTGAGTAATAATTGATTCTCTTAACTGAGTATCCGTATAATAAGATAGAACATCACCAACATACGATGCCATTTCTATAAACATCATTCCAGGAGATGATTCGTTAAAATCATTATAGGTATTTGGGTAATATTGTTTAGCAAAATCTATAAGATTTTTTCTGAATCCAGAAAAATCTCTGCCAATTAAACTAACTTCTTTTTTTTCGTCATTTAACATTTACTACTCCTAAACTATTGATAATCCACCCTGATTATCAACTTCTAAAATTATTGTTTGGTTAGCACCTTGAGATGTAACTCTAAAATTTATTTTTATACTAACTTTATTAAAATCCGGCTCCGAATTGACTTCTACCCCATTTAATAAAATATAGGGTAGCCAAAAACTAATATCGTTTGTAAGGGATTCTTCCAATAAAGAATCTAAGTCAGATTGAATATTTTCAAATAGTAATGAATAAATATCCGAACCAAAAAGTGGTTGAAAAGGCCTTTCACCTTTTGTTGTTAATAATAGGTTTTTAAGATTAGATATAGCCTGTTGTTCGGTTGTGTAACTTGATTTAAACATAGGACTACCACCCAATGGTAGCATCACACCAACCGCTTTATTTGGTTTTAAATCAATTGGATTAATCCTATATTGTAATCTCTGAGCCATTCATTACCTTTTCTTTTTATTATTCATCGCCTGCATTAACGCAGAATAATCTTTTGTAAGTGCATCTACAACTGCTGCACCTGCATCAGTTTTTGCTAAAGTTTCCATTGGTATTGCTCTACCCTCTGAATCTTGAACAACGGATTCTTCCATCATTCCCATTCCCTTCATAGAACCAAATGATTGTGCCATATCAGATGTAAAAGACCTTCCACTATTTATATCTCTCCACTCACCACTTTGATAAGTTTCATTAAGTATAGAAGATATTGGTGAACTATTGTTAAATAGTTTTTTTTGAGTTTGTGGTTTCTTTACTTCAAATAAATGGTCTACATCCAATGGGTCTTTTTCCGTCAATTTTGTAGATTGCTTTATTGGTTGTTGTTTTAGTTCTTTAATAATAGATTCTTTTAAAAACTTCTTTTCTTCAGCGAATTTTCTTTTAACCTCGCTTTCAACCAACATTTTAATAGCCTGAATTAGTTTTTTTGTATCCATAGTAATAAATATAATGTTTTGTAATAATTAACCAATACCACTTTTAAGCTTTAATAGTATTGTAGCTAGTTGTGGATGTGGGCCGGTTGCCGCTCCTGCAACTGGGAATGTTCCCTGTGCTAAAGTTTCTATAGCAGAAATAATCAAATTTATTGTTGTTGTATAATCCGATGTAGATATGGCTACATCTTTTTTTGATGATAAGATAATATTATCAGATTTACTATTAAATATTAACCTATCCGAATTAATAATAACTTGTGGTTTATTAAATTGTGATATGTTAGGTATAGATACTCTATTTGATGTTTTTAAAGATACCCGTTGTTTTGTAGTCATCCAAATAGATGAATCATCTTCATTCACATTTTCAACTACAAACTTATCATATCCCTTTTTATTAGTATCGTTTTGAGTATTTCTTATAATTGTTATTGGCGCACCAGAATCAGACGCGTTCCAAGTTGGTAATTTTTGAGCATCAGTTTGTTTAGGTGTATAACCAAATCTAATAGATTGACCAAACCTACCTTCAAGTATTGTATCGCCAATATAAGGTTGTAATTGTGATAAAGTGTTTACTTCAGAAAACCCTTTACCAAAATTATTGTTTTTATCATTTGTAGATGAAGCATTTGGTACTGGGTTCAAATAAGAACTTACCTCAAATGATTGTGCGGTATTTGTAATTCCTTTTGGAAGGGGGTTGTTGTTTAGCGACCTTTGTAAAAAAGTAGGTGAAATATAATAAAAAGAAAATCCACCACCAAGAGGAGCGGATATAGAACTTAACGCACTAATTAAATAAACTTGCTCCCCAATAGTGGGGATTGATTTAATATACGGATTTAAAGGATATGCAAAATCATTTGATGCACCGCCAGTAGAGCGTTTAACCGAAACCCCAATTTTGTAAATATCATTGGGATTACCATCTTTTAAAAATACTTCAGTTACCTCACCAAGCATTATTCATCCTCATCCGGTTTTAGGGATTCCAATTTTTCATCTACATCCCTACTAGCTTCTAACAACTGCTTCTTTTCTTCTTCTGATAATAACAACCCATCATCAGAACCACCCTTATCTAAAAGTTTTTGTGCGATAGCAGCTAACCTTACCAACTGGTCATCATTCTTTACTGATACCTCTAAGTATTCCTTAATCAATGGAACTACCACCGATGCATCATTTAGATTTTTAACCAATGGTTCTAACTGAGCAATCAGTAATTTTATTTGTCGGTCTTTTTTACGGGAATTATCATAAACATCTTTTAATAAAGATGAAAATGTTGTCCCTTTAAATATATCATCATCCTTCGTCATAATACCTCTCTATGTTATGATTTAATTTTAAAATACCCTTTTTAGTATATTCAGTATTTAATTCTACAAATATTACTTTCATTTTTCCTATAACTCTTGTAATATATTGTGTATTTACTCCTGTCCTATCTCTAATAAGTATATAAAGAGCCTTTTTATTGTAAGAGTATAAATCCTTCCGATTACGGAATAGTTCATTAACCGAATCAGCTATTCTTCTATCCCTTTCCTTTACAAAAAGTTTATTTAAATTTGAATCTATATAATCCACAAAGAAATCCATAAAATCTGATTTTTCTTCTACTGCTTCATACTCCGCCACCTCATTAGGAACATTCCTACCAATATCAACAGCATCCAAATCTTCTTGGATTTTCATTTTTGCGTAATTCGCATTATTCTCATTAAATAAAAAGTTTCTTGCAATTACAGTGAAATAAGAAAATGCTTTTCCTTTATCACCCTTAAACTTATGCATCTTTTCATTTAGAAACGCAACTACCGATGCCTTTACATCTTCATACGAATCATCAAAGTAATAGGTTTTATATGTATGTATTACATTTTCTGCAAGTTTATCAAACGGATATTGTATAAATCTATTATAGATACGATTTTTTTTATCAATATCATCCAAACTATTATACACATTTATAGCTATTTCAGTTATAGCTGTAAAATATCTATTGCTCTTCGGTGATTTCGCTTTTCTGCCCATAATATCCGTCTAATTCTTCTATAATACTATACATTTCTCTAAATACATAACCCGTCTCATCATCGGCTTCAAACGAACCAATTCTATCTATGGATTTCATTCTATCCATTGCGTTTTGAATTCTCTCTTGCATTGAATCCAAAAGTGTATCTGCCTGAGTGTATTCTTTTTCTAACTCATCCAAATTTTCTTCAACTGCTTCTAATTTCCGTAATAGATTCCATACAAAGAAACCTAAAACTATATCAGTTAAAAACAATATTACTAAAAGCGTTACCATATTAATCCTCCATTATATCTTTAAACGCATCAAATACCATATCAACCTTTGGTTTATCATCCTCTGATTTTTCAGACACAATTTTTTCAAATTTAGATAACCCTGATGGTTTTCCATTTGTACCAATAGTTCCTCTTGTACCTTTTAACTTTTTACCTTCAATTACCCAACGAGTGTATTCATACTTTGATGCCATAAAATCTGCCTGATGTAGAATATGGGGTAAAAATGTTTTTAATTGGTTTTCAGCCTGAAAAGTTTTATAATAACTTTCGGTGGATGAATCGTACAACCCATCCGTCAGTCGGATAGCAAGATATTCTTCTTCAGTACATTTTACGCCAAAATGATTTAGTAGAAAGAATGTACGGTCTTGAATTTCCATCCAATGTAAATTTGGGTTTGATTTATAAATCTTACCCTGATTCTTTACATGCCACTCCGAATCATTCTTTTTATACCAATCATCATCAACCGAACCCACCTTACCTAAGTCGTGGTGGAGGGCTGCAAATACAACCGATTCTCTTGTAATATCATCAGTAACCATATCCAACTCTTTCCAAAGTTCAAATACCTTTAGAGCATTGCGAGTTACCCTCATTATATGGTCAATATATCCGCCGGGAAAAGCATTATGAAAATGCTCAAAGGATGAAGCGGGTGTATAGATAATCCTTTCTTCAAAATGGTCATACATTTTGTTTAGGGTATCCAATCGTTCACCACTAAATTCTTGATTAATAAATTTTCTGAACTTTTTATAATTTTCCAGTAGTTCTTCTGGAGAGAAAAAATCAAAATACATAATTAAATAATTTTATCAATAATACCCAATTCAAGCGCTTCTTCAGCGGATAAAAATAAATCACTTTGTTGATTTGACTGCCACCACTCTTTTGGTTTCTTTGTGAATTCAGCCATCATACTATTACATTCATCTTCCAACCTATCCGCAAATTTGGCGTTTGATTTTACATCACTCAATTTACCTGCCGCAAAGGTTGATAGTTGGTGAACCATAATCTTTGAATGTTTTGATGCTGCTCTAACCCCAGTACCTGCTGCAAGTAGAAGAGCTGCTGCTGACATTGCGATACCCCTACAAATGATATTAAATTTCATATCTTTGTTTCCTCTGATATAATCAATAATACCAAGAGTTTCTACAACATCACCACCACCGGAGTTTAATAAGATGTTAATTGTAGTTGCCTCATTATTCACTTTTTTTAGTAGCCGTACTTTAGCAATAAACTCAGGTAGTAATCCCATCTGAATTTCATCGCAAATTACAATTACATTATCGGTTAAATCAATACCATAATCAAACTCCCTAAAAAAATGTTTGTGTGGGTCAGTATCATCACCACTTTCATTTTTGTAATCAAATTTTACATTTGAAGGATTGGTATTATAAAGTTCATCTATCATAAATTATCGTTTAAATTTTACACAATATACAACAAAAAGTGTATATTACCAAATATATTTTTAATTATTTTTATCTATATCTATCAGCACCTGTTCTTGCATAAGTGTGTGTTGGTGGCGGTGGTGTTGGTTTGGGTTCTTCATTATATAAGTTTAATGCTTCTTCAGTAGTTGGTTCAAATACGATATCAGGCTTTTCTTCTTTAACTTTTAAAGTTGTAGTTTGTTTTTCTACCACTACATCTTCTTTGATTGGTTTTTCTTCAATAGGTTTAGTTTCCTCTATTTTAACTTCTTTTATAAGTTTATTTAGGGCTATAACCATAGAAATTGCTAACGGGTCAAATACTAATACAATTAATAATGTGAACCAATTTACAATTCTATCCATTCCCCACCCAGTTAATTTGTCCAAGTATCTTAATGGACCTATTTCAGCAGCTACATCATTATTTGATTCCTTGTCTAATATTTGTAAATCTAAAGAAGTCAATGAATCATTCAATGATTCTATTTTTAGGGTTAAAATATCTCTTTGCTGAACTGCTGTTTTTAATTCACTACTTAAAACCCTTCGTTGGGATGCAGCACCCCTTTCAGTCTGAGAGTTATTGGTTGCTAACCCACCCCTTAATGATGATATGGATGTTTCCAATAATTTTTTTTCAGCATTTAAATCCACCAATTGTTCTTTGAATCTATTTCGTTTTACATCCACAACGCTAACCTCTTTATTAAGGATAGTAAATTTATCGCTTGTTGTTTGGTATGCTGAAGTCAAAAAACCATATATACCCAAAGATGTAATCATCATTAGAATTACAACTGCTGAAACCAAATACCATTTTAACCACCCAATTACTTTCCAATAGTTATGAAGGTATGAAGCAAGAATTATTTTTGCAAATTCTAATGCCCCCGCCATTATAATAACTTCAGTTCTTGCTCCAGCGAAAAGTGAACTAAGACCGAATACGGAATAGTATGCAGCTGAACCAGCAAGTGTGAATGTGGATAATATCATTAAAATTATGAAACCATTTTTCCTCGTAAAAAAATTTTTCATATGTTATTCCATTTTTTTAACTTTATTAACTTCCCCAGTTGTATTTATTATCAAATCTTTTGATATCAAGCTTGATTGTAAACAACAAGAGAAACTTGAAATATAAAATAAATATCCAAAAAATAGATAATAACCTTTAACAGGTTAATTATGCCCATACTGATTTAAATAATTAAGAACTGCTAATTCTTTCATTTTAGCTTCTACTTCAATATCCAAATCGTAACCATAAGTTTCAATTTTGTTTGAAATAAAATCTGAATGTGCTTGAGGGATTTTACCTGGAGCTGATTCTGAATAGTGAACTACGGGTTTGATTCCATCAGGCCAAGTTGTCATTGCTAACTCCAAAGCTTCCTGCTCTGATAAACCACCTGTACAAAATTTGTGGTGGTGGTAATCAAACACAATTGGGATACCAGTTCTTTGGTGAATATACATCAGGTCTTTTACCGAATACATACTCGCCTTATCATCATTTTCTACGGTCAGCCTGGTTTGAACTGATTCAGGCAACCTTTCAAAGTTCCGACAGAACCTATCCATCGCTGATTCTTTATCCCCATAGACACCATTACAATGGATATTAATGACATTGTAGGGGGTTCTACTCAACCCCATCAGGTCAAAGACCTCCCCATGCAACGATAAATCGGTTATGGTGTTCATTACCACCTTTTCATTGGGTGATACGAGTACATTAAAGGGGCCAGGATGAGATGTAATCCTTTGCCCATAGTTGGATACCAATACCCCAGCACCCTTCAGGAGATTGGATATAGGAGCAAAATGCGGCATATCTGATAGTGGGTACTCAGATGACCAGGGGAATAGATTGGAGGTGATTCTAAAGAGTTTTATACCCATCTTTTCATTCCATTTGATAATCTCTATCAGGTCACGGGTGTTCTGCAACCCAAGCTCCGAAGCCCTGCTAATACCTTCCTTTAAAAAGGTTTTTCTAATCATACCCCTATTGGTGGTAATCTTTTTCTTGCCCAAAGTCATATTGATGCAAGCGTATCCTAAGTTTGACATAGTTTTTGGTTTAGATACTACAAATATAATAAAAAAGGGGGATTTTTCCAAACCCCCCATATTAAATTTTCGTTAATTTTTTTTAAATTGAATGTGGTGAATAACTGAAAATAATATTTTTGACTGATTCACATTTTGCTCTGATGATAGATTCTATCTCCGATTTAAATAAATCCGAATTTTGAAAATATGTGGGTTTACCATAGTAAATAAAACAAAGTGTACCTGCCTCTTCCAATACATCAATTTTATTGAACACCATATCGGTTACACCATTTAAATTTATTGCTTTGATAAGTAAATCCATATCCAACCAATTAACTTGTCTGCTCCTACCGGTGGTAGCACCATATTCATTACCCAACAATCTAATCTTATTAAATATTTCATCATCCCCCTCAAATTGTTTTGCTCCTACATAGGTACGATATCCTTTTGCTACCCCATACACCTTTCGTATCTTTTGTGGGGGAACACCATTCATAATAGCAGAACCAACCGTACAATGCGATGATGTTACATAAGGGTAATCACCCCAATCAATATCTAACTCAAATCCTTGAGCACCTTCAAATAAGATTTTTACAGATGTACTACCATAAAACTCTTCGTAGATATCAATACTGTTTTTTAATTTGAATTCATCATCACCAGCTCTAATACCTGTTCGGGCATACTTATCCCGATACGCAGGCCCATTGCCTGTTTTGGTAGTTCCGATTTTTGTATCTTTGGAATCTTCCATCAAATGTTCGGGTCTTATCATATGCACCCTCTTATCTATGAAAAGATAATCAGATACATTAATACCTTTATCTTCCAATTCTTTCCATTCCTTATAAAGGTCTAAAATGTTTATTACACATCCCGGCCCAATGATAGATTTAATACCATAGAACACACCAACGGGAATATAGTGGGTTACAAATTTTTCTCCATTGTGATAAACGGTATGGCCGGCATTTCCCCCTCCATTATAACGAACCACATGGGTGTATTCTTTATCTTTGGATAGGAAATGCGCAACCTTACCTTTACCAGTATCACCGGCTTGTAAATCTACAATAATATCAGCGTACTGAATCATACATAACTTTTTAAAAGATTATAACCCAAAGGCGCGGGTTTTATTTGATTACTTAATTTTTAGTGATTTTGGTTTTGATTCTTCAGCAAATGGGATACTGATTTTGAGTAAACCATCTTTCATAGTTGCTTCTGCTGAATTCAAATCATATTTACGGGCAATCTTATATCCCAAATTAAAGGAACGCTTTGCGATTCCTTTGTGGATATAGTTTACACCTTCTTTGGTTTCATCTTTTTTAGTATAAGAAACCCTCAACAAATCGCCTTCAATATTGATATCAATATCTTCTTTGGTTAAACCAGTGCCAGCGATTTCAAAACATAACCCTTCTTTAGTTTCGTAGATATCTACGGGGTGACCGATTTTTACATCCATCGCTGGTGCAAAAAATGAATCGGTTGTGAAAAAGTTTTTCACCAAAATATCAAATGGTGAAGCAGGTAATTCTCTAATGTGTGTCATAATAGTCCTTAAATCTATTTTAATTGTTAAACATAATTTTAATTTTGACCCCTTACGGTAGTCGGTTGCGCCCTTAGGTTATACTTTTTTAATATATATCAAAAACCATACCAAAGTTATTTGTGTCTTGAATTATGTAATTGGAACAAATAAGCCTTTGCTTCTGATTGAGTTCGTGTGGATGTTAGATATATTTCTGTCCCACTGTTTGAATTAACTAAATAACATCCGAAATCATCTTTTAAAAAAATTTCATTAAAAAAAATCTTTGTATCTTTCTTATATCGAATCTGACCAAATATTCCATTATCAAAATCAAACTCATCAATTATCATAAATTAGTTTAATGATGTTGGTGGTACTTGTCCTATTACAATAAATCTATGGGTATCCCCATTAGGGGTACGGAGTACATCAGATTTTTTAAGTATAAATCCATCACAAATCAATTTAAGTAGTACAGGTGTAATATCTTCGTTTTGTAGACATTGAATTTTTATGAACTTTTTATTTTTATCTTCAGCATCATAATCGGAAAATAAACTTTCCAATCTATCCGCATCTAAACTATCCTCATCAGAAAATTCTATATCATCTTCTTCATTACCGAGCTTTTCAAAAAAGCCTGAATACATATCGGAAAAATATATCAACTTATCTCTTGGTGAGAGAGATTTATAGAAATCATACTCCTGCTCGTTCCAGAAAACTTCCATATCCATACTAATAAATAGTTAATCTTTTTTATATTGTTCGTTTAACCAAACCAAAATTTCTTTGGATAATGCGTAATCGCTTTCAGTAATATACTCATCAATTATCCACACAACCTCTTCTAATACCTCATTTTTATTGTAGTATGTTTTATTCAAAATAAGTTGCAATCTTTCCCGCATTTTAGTTTTGTAAACATCATCTACTTCTACATCGGTAGAAAAGAAAACTGTTTTAAGATTATTCTTTACTAAAGTAAAAAATGGTTCTTTTTTCTTTTTTATTATATCAGCACAATTGGAAATATATGTATCAAAAGTTTCTTTGTTTAAAAGAATTGATTCTTTATCTATTGCGTTATGTATATGAGTTATTGGCCCAGTAGCCGGAGCGTTTGAGATTTTAGCAAATGAATGTGATATGGGTGGGCCAGGTTTAAATCCAGATATACCAAACAAAGCCTCTTTTAATTTTTCAAATTCAGTAGTGCTTTGATTGTTTGAACCCATTGTGTTTTGTTAATTAAATATATTTAACCTATACTTTTTTTCTACTGTTAGTAAAGCATCATTAAGAGTATCAATAATTCGTTCTGCTTCCGCTTTTGTAATTACCATTTCATTATTCCCTATCCTTAAACTACCAATTTCGGTAAATGGTTTTACGGGATAATCGGATGGCTTTAGTTCGGGATTAATTTGTAAATCAATACCAGTATAGTTTTTTCCAGCGTATTTTTGAAACTTAGCTTCCTGCTTTTGAGTTATTCCAAACGAATTATTTACATAACTCTTAATCGGTGCGTTTTTATATTTACTATTCATAACTTTTTTGTTTAATTGTTATACAATAATAAATATGGAAAAAGAATTAATTATTATCTAATTTTACTTTTTTATTTTTCCTAAAATTACGGGATGATACCCTATTGAATTTTCTTTCATCAAAATCCATTATACTTTTATCGGGATGTGTACGATTAATATTCTGAATCGTTTTCAAACATTCATTAGCCCAATACCAAGCATCCATAATAGTTGGTTGAGAGGGTAGATAAACTTCATCACCAATGTACCCACCATATCCATTAGATACTTTGTATCTGCCATCAGATGTCATTGTGGTTTTAGCATTAGGAAACTTTTTAAGTACACGCCGTTTAATCCTATCAAACTGCGGATTCACCGATACTACCTTCGGCTGCTTCGTTTTCTTTTTCATTGAATAATTGGGTTAATCGTTTATTGATTAAAAAGCCATTAGCTATTTCTTTATTAAGTGAACAATTTTCTATCAATCTACCATCCTCTAATTTCACATCGTAAGCATTGCTGTTTCTGATTTTTGTTTTTGAAACAACCTTACCCACCATAAAATTAGTATATACACTAACTACTACTCTGTCTCCTATACTATAAACCATACTTAATTTCCAATCACATTTAGAATTTTTGTTTGTGTAACGGAACTAACTTCAAACTCCAATGGAGAATTTTGTAAAAACGCAGTGATATGTGCTTCTGCATCTGTAACCGATACTGCTTTTATCAAATACTGCTCCGTATTCTTTTTGATTTTACCATTACCATTATCGGTCTCAACTTTTACTTTTACTAAATAGTACATCATAATTTTTTTACTTTAATTTGTTTTTAACGATTTCACAAGTTTTATGAAAATTTTCTTTACCCCATTTACCTAATTGTTCGTGATGAGAATGGGATATTACCCCACCACCAACAGCCGCAGTTCCATAAGCAAACCTCTTCAGTTTATAACATGATAGTGGGGTTGAAAACCTTTTTAGGTATTCTGCTTTACTATCTAAATATTCAAAGAATTCATCTTTGGGTAAAGATTCCAATTCTTCGTTACTCAATGGTTTGTTCGGGTCATACATCATATCAAATATACAAAAGAAATTTTAAATATCAAAATATTGGTGATACATTTTTTTGAGAATAACTATCTTTCTCACAAATTTCAAATCTATAACGACCATTACCATTATCCCACATTGTAATAATGAATGTATCCGCCGTTCCAATTGCTTGGCAGACTCCTCTGAAAGCAGGTGCTTCTTTAATAACAGTACCACCATGCCTTGCAAGCGCTTTAAGCCTACCCAATGCTCTGATAGGTCCTACATAATCAGATTGTTTATATCTAGTATAATGATTTTTTTTATACTCTTTTAATGCGTTTAAGGTTTTCATCTTGGGTTTCATCTTCACTATTTATTAATTGATTTTTGATAGTAATAATTGTATAGTTCATCTAAATCCATTGGGGATTCATTCATCATTTCATCCCACACATCAATACCAAACTTTTTTTGTAGTTCACTCCGAAGCGAATTCAATATACGAATCTCATCTAACTCACCTTCAAATTCAAGCTTCAAAGCACGAACCCTATCCATTCTACTCGCATCCCGCGCAGATTCACACCTATCAAAGTCTGAACTACCACCATACTTTTTATAGGCAAGTTCATATGCACGATTTGCTTTTTTCCTAGCCTCAAAAGCCTGTTTGAAAAAATCAGATATATCAAAATCACCATTCACAATCTTATCATAAAGATGTGCGTTAGAAGAAAGGGGCTTCTTACGAGCCCCATTTCTCCACCATTTGAATTTATTATACCCCATATAATTAAAACGGATTATTAACAAAGGTATCTTCAGTATTGAAGAGATTTTCTTCGCCAGTTTTTACAAACTTTTGAACGAACTGCTTCATAAACACACGCTCCGATTGAGCCCCACCACTATTATCAAAGAAGGGATAGATAGCAATCTCAGCGGCTTCAGTCAAACTAAATCCATCGTAGAGTAGCGAACCAATTTCCACAGCAGTACGAGTAGATAGCGAGTTAGTCAGTTTGGGTGATTCACTACGAACCTCATCACGAGTCATCGCCGTAATTTCAGCCACACTGCCCAACAGTTCCGAAGATACTGAAGGATACATCATCCCAAGCAAGGTTGATTCTTCATCCTTAGTCAACGAATCCATTTCAATAATCGTAAATCGGTCTAAGATAGCACGGTCAAGCATTCGGGTGGCGGTATATTCATTACCAATGTTAGCGGAAGCGATGAACGAAACACCATCGGCCACATTGATAGTGGGAGCATCGGCTGCTTCATCCAAACGAAGGTAGCGTTGGCCAGGGTCAAGAACCGTCATCAAAATGTTCCACGCTTCGGGATGCGCCCTCGTAATCTCGTCCAACACAACCACAGTGTTTGGTGTTTGGATTGCCTTTACAAAAGGTGATTGATTAAACACAGTACCTTTGGCAGTGTCATATTGAGTATTACCAATCAAAGTAGTTCGCGGGTCCTGCGTAGCACCCAAGTTGATGATGAAAGTAGAATACCCATCAATTGAAGAAGCCGCAGCTTTAGCAGCCATCGTCTTACCACAACCGGCAGCACCTGTCATCATAATGTTCTTACCACGAAGAATATTACGAATTAAATATTTCCATTTCAGTTCCGGCATAAACAACATCTTCGGCTTCAACTCCGCAGCTTCGGAGTGAATAAAGTTCAAAACATTTTCAGGCATAACCACCGGAGCGGCGGTTGGAGTTGGGGTTGATACCACAGTCACAGTAGGTTTACGAACCGAATCCACAGCGTACTGCTCCAACCCACCATTTGGTTTATTGAAGTTCATAACAGGAGTGGTATCGGTTGCTTTAGAAGCAGGAACACGACCAAAACAAAGTTCACCAGATGTGAACGAACCCTTTACCCTAATTTTGAATCGGAATTTATCAGGTCGCTTAGAAGCCTGAAGAGCCCTGCGGTAGAGGGAAGTCCCTTTCTCATTAAGAGCTGGGATGTTGAACATTGCTCCATTTGAATCTTGGAACATTAGTACACCATTACTTTGAACGATAGTACCGAAAACGAATCTTTGGTTTTTCATATATAGGGGTTTAACTTACAATATAAAGATACTACAAAAGTAGCAATTATCCAAACTTTTTATGTTAAATTATCGTTAAATTTATCCACAACTTATCCACATTTGAGGGAAAAGTGTCCATTTTATTGGACACCCACCTCAAACTTGCCATTTAATGTCTTAGCCAAGTCCATCACCTCATTTACACTAATGAACCTCGCATCCCTACCATACATCCGATTAAAATCATCGGCGTAGGATGTATTACGCATTCGTTCCGAATTATACTCACTAATAAAGTAAGATAGAACACTAACACCGCCCATCCTCATTTTATTGACCTGGTCAGCGGTGTGTTTAATAGCAGAGTCACCCTCATAACTCATTTCCTTATTTTGAAAGGTAGGCATACCATCCGAAAAGTTAATTAGGTATTTATCGGAATTATCTTTGGAATTCAAAATTTCTCCCATAATCGCCTCATAACATAATCCTTCAGGTGTTGTACCATTTGGAATTAAATGTTTGAACATGCTTTTAATCTTTGAGAAATTATCAACCCTACTATCATAAGCAATTACAACCATCGGAACTGAAGTGTTATTATCATATGTGCTTCGGTAACTAATAACCACATTGATATTTGATATCATTGAAGCGGCCTTAGCGATAGCAACCACACCAGTTTGTGTATTACGCCATTTTCTTCCACCCATTGAACCACTAGCATCAACTGAAATGTGAAGAGTAACCGGCTTTACAGAATTAGTTTGAATCTTTTCAAAGATATTGAAATTACCAAACCCAACCTCGTGTAACATTCGGCATGATATCTTACCCGATTTAAGACGGGGTGTAACCAAACTACGATTCTCATCACGCGTTTTTAGCTTCTTACCTAACAAAACACCCAGTAAGATACCCTTATCAATATATTTTTGATTCTCATCAAAGTGACCGTTATAATTAGTAGTGATACCAAACGCCTGAGATTCAATCAGCGATTTAGTCAGCTTCCTAACTAAATAACACTTTGTTTTCTGAACACCACCCCCGCGATTTTCAACGGATACATTCTTCAAATCTACATCAGATTCTTCTAAAGCGTTTACTACAGAAGATTCATTTTTACCAATCTTCTTTTTAGAAATATCACCATTCAAAAAATCTTTCTGCTTTTTTATAGCGTTATTAAGTTTGTTTCTAAGAGAAGGTGAAAGTTTATCTCCAGAACCACCAGAACTATTGTTAGAAGAATCACCATCAGAAGAATCACCATCGGAAGAATCATCATCGGAAGAATTGCTCATATCCAAATTACCATCACCATTAGATTCCATAGAATCGTTACCCGTTTGGGGTGAATCGGTATCACCTGTCATTGGTGAATTACCATTAGAATCACCTGAAGATGATTCATTACCATCACCATCGGATGAAGAAGATGATTCTTTACTTTGTGCGGGGTTATTAGTATAAACCGCATCAAAGATAGTTAAGAAAATATTAGAAGCCAACTCCAAACTATCAGTAGTAGTTTTTAACCTACCAATGTTCTTTAAATCCAACAAATCCCAAATAGCGGGTAAAGATTTAAGAGCATCCAACCTACGATTTTTGTTTGTAATATTGATAAGTCGGAACATATAAGATTCCCAATCTTCGGTGGTATATTCATCAGATACCAAAGCCTTATCAATAACACTATCATTAAAGTATTTATCATACATAGAGTGATAGTACCCACGATAACCAGGGGCTGTGTTATAAATGTAATTATCAATTCGTCTATCCTCAACAATATTAAGGATATCTTTTAGATAAGTATGTGCATCCTGCCTCAACGCACGAACAGCCAATATATCAGATTCAAATACCGTCGGCATTTCAGCAATACGATTAGCAATAATGGGTGGTATCGCTGTAGAGCTTGGTTGGAAATACTTTTCAAGAATAGTAAAATCGGTAAGTTTAATGTGCGAACCTTCGTGGAGAGCCAAACCTACCGCCGGGTCAAATTCAGCATCATCCAATTTTGAAGAAATTACCACAGTACTACCATCAGTATAGGATTGATTACCCGTAGAAAATTTGACAGGAATTTGTTTGTTTGTTACAATTCTAACAAAGTTAGAAATGGCCCGTTTATAAGAGGCCAACTTAATAAGGTCATTGGTTTTGACCTCATAGGCATCGGTTTTAGTAGAACCACCAAAACCACCACGATATGTGATAGGGTTAAAGAGCGACTTATCCAACCAATAGTCGGAATAGTAGGACTTGGCTTTTTTGTATTTTTTCATATAGGAGGGATTAACTTACAAAGTAAAGATAATACAGAAATAGGGAATATCCAAACTTTCAATATTAAATTTGCGTTAAATCTTTTAACCAAGATTTGTTCTTTCTTGAATAGGATTTGGATGAGGGGACCACCTTTTCTGTCATTTTTTTACCGACATGGTGTGCAGCCTCTCCTGAACTCCAATTGCCGTTAAAATCAAGCAATTTCCTGTCTCTTTTGGTTTTACTCATATCAATAATTATTTAATACCCAAAGATAAGTATAAAAGAGCAAAAATCCAAACTTTTGAGATTAAAATTCCATTAAAGTTATCCACATTGATGTGGAAAAGTGTCCAATTTATTGGACAGTTGGTTTTAATTCGTAAATAGGGTATTATCCCTGTCAATCGGGTCAATTTTAAACCCATATTTTTTCTTAACCCGCTCTGAAATAGGAATCGGGTTTCCATCCTCATCAATTCTCACAAAGGTAATATAGGTAGATACCACGGTGGTTTGGTTGCCTGTATATACATTATGCGCTCTTGCTTCAATGTATAGTTTAACCGATGTATTTCCAATATGATTTACATTACCATATACCTTTAATAGCTGCCCTTCTTTTGCAGGCTTCTTAAATAGACACTCATCTATTTTAATAGTTACTACACGGGGTGTATCACATACCTGCATTGCGTACGCAGCTGCTGAAGCATCAATCCATGCTAATGCTTTTCCTCCGAAAAGATTTCCGTGAAAACCTAAATCCGATTTTTTGACGGGATATGTATTAATCAGTTCCATCAGCAATTTCTTCAAATGGTATAGATACTATTTCTCTACAAAAAAATAACAAACCATCCTTTTTAAAGGTATGGCTACATTCCCAATATTGTTTTATGAAATCTACATTTAGATTTGGTTCTTCTTTTAATGTGCGGTAGACTTGAAACATACCATCGTTCACATAAATAACCTGTCCTAAATAACTCATAATTTATTTTGTTGAGCGGGTAGATGGAATCGAACCACCGTCATAGGCTTGGAAAGCGAATGTAATACCATTATACGATACCCGCAAGTATCCCCACTAAGGGGGATGTAATCTGAAAAACTATTATTGAGCAGCTGCAGTGCTATCTACAACAGGATACAACTCCTCAGTAGAATCTACAACAGCAGAATCAACTGGTTCGGCAACCAATTCAGTTTGTTCAGCGTTGTTGGTACAAGCCGTAAATGATACAGCCATAACTACCATTGCGATAAAAAAGATGTTTTTCATAATTAATTTGTTTTAAATTTTACACAATATACAAAAGAAATTTTATATTTCCAAATTTTTTCTTAAATAAATACAATTATTTTTTTGATAAAATATCATTAAGCATGTTTATTTCCGTTTTAAACATTTCTTCTTCCATTTTTCCACGCTCTTTCTCAATTGCCTTTTGAACCAACTCAATCAGCTCATTTGATAAAAATGAACTAATAGTAAACTCAAATGTATAGTAGTGGTTCGAAACTTTAACCATATTATTTTGCAATATCAAAGTGTATTGTTTATCATCGGTCTGAACATAGTATCTACCCGATGGTGTCATCAAGTAGTGGGTTTTTGGATTTGACATCAATCGGATTAAAACCCTCTTTGTTAAAATCTCTCTTTCAGTATAGGGTTCGTGTCTAACCAGGCCCTGCCTAAACCACACCTGCAATTTTTTAAATTTGTATTTTATATTCATTATTTTTTATTTTTTTGTACGGTTAATAGGGTTCGAACCTATACGGAAACTTTAGAAGAGTTTAATGCTATCCAATTACATCATAACCGCAAATTATATAAATATACTTACTCTATCCAACCAAGCTAAAGGTGTATTATCTATAGAGGCATTACTATTAGAGCGGAGAGGTGGCGCCGCCCCACCATCTTTGAGCTGGAAGCCCAATGAGTTTCTCTCAACTCTTTCTCCGCGTATGATGTAAATATACAAAATAATTTTTAATTATCCAAATTTATTTTTTGCATGAATATAATCAGATATACAATTGCAGATTTTAAACCTGTCTTGTTAAATTATATGATGATGTAAATCCACCACCTTCAAAATAGCAATTAAAGAATGCCCCATCCTGTGCTATAGCTAATTTTGCATAAGAGGGTGATTGATTAATTCTAAATATCTCAACTAATGGCTCTACTTTAAACTTTATTCCACTTAATTTTAAAATTTGATTACTTGAAGAAATTACCGCACTACTCGTAGTAAATATATTGGTTATATTAAAACTAACCTCACTATTAGATAATAAATTATTTTCATCCAATGAAGCGGAATTAATTAATAATTTTCTACTACCATCTGATTTAGCTATAAAAGAAAATGTGCTTGAAGCAGATAAGTGTGTAGCCGCTTCAATAAATCTACTACCAAAAGAACTTGTAGTAACTACAAAATATATATTATTAAATTCGCTCATATACTATTATTAACCAGGTTCTGGTAGGACGGGTAGTTCGGGTAATGGTGGAATCGTACTCCGAATAGTTGCCAAAGATTTTACTGGGTTTGGTATTGATAAATCTTCAACCAAATACCTTATTTCAGTAGGTACATCGGACGTTGTATCTGATACCGTAATGTAATTCGGGCCGTATGTAATATCCACACTTGATGTAACGCACCCCAATAAACTACGAAATCTTTCTGATTCAGGCAAAACAAATGATGCATTTGGAAAATACTCTACTATAGTTGTTATATCCCCCAAAACATTATCATCAGTATTATTGAAAGATGCTGATATAGTAGTATAATTAGTTATATCAACTCTAACATCAGTATTAACAATACCATTAATATTAATTCTATCAATAAGATTTTCTAATGTAGATTTATCCATTTTAAATAAATATATACATTTAATATTTGTTTTGTACCTCGGACCGGAATCGAACCGGTACAGCTTCATCAGCTACTGCATTTTAAGTGCAGCGGGTCTACCTATTTCCCCACCGAGGCATTATGATTATTTATCAACTACTTTTTTTCTCACCACTTCAGATACACTAAACAGTTCACTAAATTGGTCTTTCTTCATTTTTTTTGTTTCACAAAATAACTCAATAGCATCTTCTAAAGAACTTGCTTTTGTTTTACTAAGTGCTTCTTTTTTAGAATCTGATTTAAAATAAAAGTAGTATTCTTTCATATGATATCCCATTTAACTTTACACAATATACAAATAATTATTTAATTATCCAAACTTTTTGTGTAATAAAAAACACCTACCCCCGCTTCCTCAAACATTTTAATACTTCGTTCAGCGCTTTCTTCCCATTTGGGCCCTTTAGCTCCACTATTTGTTCTACATATTATTTCAGATATGCCGGAATTTATTATATTACGAGCACAATCCGCACAAGGTATTCCACAAGTCATATACATTTTAGTATTTAGTGTAGATACTCCAATTCTTGCACAATTTATTATAGAATTAGTTTCCGCATGTGAGAACCAAAAGTATTTCTCTGGTCTTTCTTGTCTTTCATTAACATTATCATTAATCCCTCGTGGAAATGAGTTATAGCCGGTAGAAACAATTTCGTTATCTTTACCAACTATAACCACTCCGATTTGAGTTTTTTCATCTTTAGATTTTAACTTAACTTGTTCGGCTATGTTAATAAAATATTCATCCCATTCCATATTTTATATATTTGATAGTAATTTAAATTCATTATTTATGTATATTATATATGAATTATTTTCAATCCAATCACCACAATTAATATAACCCTTCTTAATTTCGGGGGTGTGGATATGACCGCAAATAACTCCCCTACATTTTCGTTTTTCGGACTGATATTCTAATTGCTTTTCAAAGCGTGTTATAAATTTAACAGCTTCTTTTACTTTTAATTTAAGGTATGCACTTAATGATTTTTTATATCCTAATTTTTTTAAGGTTCTATCAATCCAAATGGCGAGTTCATACCCCCAGCTACCTAAATGTCCTAACCACTTTAATTGAATAACACCATCGTATAAATCTCCGTGTGTAATATAATAATCATTCCAAATCATTTCATCTTTAATTTCAATATTTCCTAAAATTAAAGGAGTATAGTTTCGTAAATATTCATCGTGGTTGCCTGTTATGTAATGGACTTTTGTTCCATTTTTTGAATATGAAAGTATTTTACGAAGAACATTTGTATGAGATTGGGGCCAATAAAATCTTTTTTTAAGTAACCATCCATCAATAAAATCACCTACGATGATTAATTCTTTAGGTTCATATTGTTTTAAGGTTTCTAAAAGTTTATCTGCATTGCATCCTTTAGAACCCAAATGAATATCGGATATAAGTAAAGCATCTATTTTCATTCCATTTCTTTTACAACCATAAATAATCCTTTATCTAAAGTAAATCCATTGTTTAAAAAGTGCTTTAAACTAGATACATTACAATGCGCTATAAGGGGTTTTCCCAATTCTTTTACTTTCATATTTCTATATTCCCAAAGTAATTTATAAATACCTTTACCCCGATGTTCTTCTACAACATAAGCATGTCCTAAATAAATATGTTTGGGGTGTTCTACATACGAAACCACACCAACTAATTTATCTTTAAAATAGGCACCCTGATATGTAGCAGATTTATCTAATAAATCAAATTTTAGGTGGCCCAATTCTTTTTCTACTTCATCGTATTTAGTTGTCCTTATTTCCATTGTCAAAGAATGATAAAAGTTTAGCTCTATAATTTTTTACTTTGGTCATACCTACCCATTTTCCAAAAACGCTTCCGGATACATAAAAAAATATAACCCAAAAATCACCTTTTAATAAATTATCTATTGAATAGTAAACTGAACCCAAACTAACTAAATTTATGAAGATAGAATTTAAAAGTAAAGCATTTGTTTTATTTTCATATGTAAGTTTAATTTCGAATACTTTACCAATATTAAATAAAATTTGTAAAATAAATACGATAAAATAAATCATATGTTTTTATCAAAATTTAAAAGATAGTTTGTATTCCTTATCACCTTCAGTTTTAAAATGAATATTTCTACCCTTCCAATTTACAATTTCAGTTATCTTATCAGAGCAAAAAGAATAGAATGAACCCATACCATCTGAATACTCAAAATCAAGAACAAGCATATTACCAACATGCGGCCCACCATCTTCCCAATTTTTGATTCCACCTCGTAAATCTCTTTGGGCCCATTTAACAGATTCGGCTTCCCAAATCCGTCCGCTGTTTACATCTTCTAATTTATACATTTTCATTTATATTAATTGCCATCATTCTTTTAATATGTCTATCTCCCTCAAAATCGGTTTCTAAAAAAGTGTTAAGGATATCAATTGCATCATCAATACAAAGAAACCTTGCGGGTAGACAAATAATATTTGCATTATTATGCGCCCGTGCCAATCTTGCTATATCAACATCCCAACAAAGTGCCGCACGAATACCTGGCCATTTGTTTGCGGTCATACACATCCCATTACCACTACCACATATAAGAATACCAAATTGCGATTTAAAGTTTGAACACATTTTGTGTGCGTAATCCGGGTAATCAACGGACTCGGGAGTATTTGTTCCCAAGTCCGTTAATTCCATTCCACACTTATCCATATACTCAATCAGTTGAGTTTTTAATTCCCACCCTGCGTGGTCTGATGCGATTAGTATTGACATTTTTTACCTTATCCTAATTTTTTATAATACGAGTTGTGTAATTTCCCGATGGTGTTGTGATATTAACAAAAAGAATACCACTTACATTATCTACGATAGTAACCATTGAATGGTTTTCATTGTATGTAATATCCGATTGAACATTAGAACCCATAATATTAAATACTGAAATATTTGTAATTCGTTCACCACATTCCACCATAAATTCATTTTTAATTGGGTTGGGATAAACATTCATTCGGTTTGAAATATCCATATAACGGACCGATGCTCTAATTGTATCTGGGTTGAAATTGGCCCATCCACTCGTCCAATCGGATTGACCAAACGCACCACGATGATAAACGGGTGTAAAGAAATTGTTTGAAAGTCGTGGATTTGAAAAAGAAGCACCCATCAATAAAACACTATTTTGTTGTGGTAGTAGTTGTGGGTTTGTTAGATTATTATAACCTGAAGATAATCCAAGTTGAGATGTACTATCAAATACCTCATTCCCCCGCAAGGTATCGTTAAAATAATTCAACATCCCAGCCCAAGTATTCGTACCATTGGTTTGCTCAAACTTATTAGTCATATTAGCAAATACCACTCTTTCAATTTGGAGTGAATCATTGGTTGCATTTGATTGAGCGGATGAACCATCAATATGCAATCCAGTCGGATATCCCATAAAAAGGGAATTGTAGACCGATGTACGGGTGTTCCTACGAAGATGTAAAGCCCTACGATAAAGAGAAGCAGGTCCACCATTTTCTTTTGGACCGATGATAGTTACATTAGAAAATATCGGAGCAGTTTGTGGTGTGTTTGAAGTCCCTGTTCCATCGTTATCGGATTCAAATCCGTTTGATTGAGATTGGTCTGCAATCTGCGGGTCACGCATTGAAATAGCAAATTGAACTTTTCCTCTATAGCCAAAATCAGTATCAAAATCATCATCCCATCCACGATGAGCAATCAAGTACTTACAATTGACTGTACCACCAAACCATTCATATGAATCATCACCAGAATAGGATACTTGAACATTCTCAACCACAGTCTTACTACCAACCCCACCAAATGTCAATCCATTGATTTCACTATTGGGCTGATATGCTATGCCGGGAAATTCAATGCGGACATATCTAAATACACCCGAACTATCTTCATCATCAGTTCCACCATAAGTAGCATCTTGTCCTAATAGACCACCTTCAATAATACCAACCCCACCAGGAATGTTTGTTGTAGCGTTTCCTAATATCACAACACCACCCCAATCACCATAGGTTCGTTGACCGGCTTGTTGATTTGATGTAAAGATAATTGGTTGGGTTGCTGTTCCATTTGCATAGATACGGCCGGTCTTTGTAATAATAAGCGTACCCTTTGATGCTTTATCACCTCTGATAATTGTACCAGGTTCAATTGTTAGTGTTGCACCATTCTTTACAAACCGATTACCTTCTAATAAATAAATTGTTCCACTATTCCAAGTGGTGTTTGTTGTAATATCTGTTCGGATAGTATCAACTGTAGTTTGCGCTTGTGCGAAACTAAACATGCTCAAAAGAGCGAGAATAAAACTTTTTTTCATAGATTGTTTTTTTAAATTGTTTATATAAATAAATATTGATTTTTTATTTCCAAAATATTTGTATCAGTATAATAACTCCTGAAAGGATTAAACATACCATTGTTTTTGTGGTTAAGTTTTCTCCAAAAAGTAATTGTGAAAGTATAGCAAAAACCACTACCCCAATACCAAACCCAATAAGACGAGATGGCCAAAGTAATCCACCATAATGAGTGATGATTTGACGAACCGATTCCATATACATCATTGATATAGGAATACCCATCAATACAATAACCCAATAGTTATCTTTGAACCATTGGTATTTTAACTGACCCTGGAGTTGATAGAAAGTAAGTATCTGCGCCAAAAGCATCAGTAACATTCCGATTAAAAGTGCCATTTTTTATTTTTTAAGTTGGTAGGGGAAGCGGGACTCGAACCCACAACCTCGTGCTCCCAAAGCACGTAATCTAACCAATTGATATATTCCCCTATGTTTCCCCACCCTGAGATTGGGGGTGAGTAGTTATTTCGGTTTTTTCTGCTGTTCCAAAACCTGCGAGGCATCCCTCATAAAAACAGTCAATCCTTACTTGGAGGAGAGCGGATAAGCTAACCTTGTTTTCCAATGTGTAGTCATATGGTTGATACTACAAAACACCATCCATTGTTAAATGAGTCTTGGATTAAAGACTACTGAGTACCCCTTACTCATTGCGGTTCATAGGGGTTATGCTCCCCTGCCTCGGCAGTGACAGTGCCGTATTCTACTATTATACTAATGAACCATTGAGCGGCAAACTGGATTCGAACCAGCGACCCTAACCTTGGCAAGGTTATGCTCTACCAACTGAGCTACTGCCGCAACTGAGCTTCTTATCGGATTCGAACCAATGACCATCCGCTTACAAGGCGGGAGCTCTACCAACTGAGCTAAAGAAGCATTTTGTGGACCGTACCGGATTCGAACCGATGACCTTCTGAATGCAAATCAG